TTACCAGCCATATTACTTCTATCATTCATATCAATATTTTCATTTGTTTGAAGTTCCCACATTTTATCCATCATAACAGATGAAAAAATATATAATGCAGCTCTAAAACCTTCAATAGTATATTCAGGTTTTAATTTAGTATTAACATCAAATTCTAAAATAGCATTTTCTATTTCTACTAATATTGGACTTAATTCTTTACCAATCATAATTTTAATTTTATTTTTGAATTATAGGCCAATCCCATTCTCCGTGATTAATACCTTGTAAAATACCATATTTCCATAAATCTAATTCGCCATCAACAAATACTTTTAAATTTATTGCTTTTTCAAAAGTTGCAACGACAATTGCTGGTAATTTTTCTTGTACATTACAATTTTTAGTTTTAATCATTTTTTGTCGGTCTTCTTCTGTTGTATTGTAAATTACAATTCTTCCTATTGTTGGTAACATAATTATAAAATTTATATTAATTTAATGTTAATTTCTTTTAATTTTTGATTTATAAATTCTTTAACTTCTTCAATATTTTTTTCATCATAATCTTTATCATAAAAAACATTAAAAATAGGATTATCAGTATTACATTTATATATTAAAATATAATAATCATTTTTTAAATATTCTGCAACTTGAGAATTTACTTCATAAAGGTAAGCATCATCTACATCTATTGATAATCCAATACAAAAAATAGGTTTAATATTATTCATAAATTTTATAATTTTAAACAGCAAATATAAAATATTATTTTAAATAAAACAATTTTTTTTATAAAATTTTTTGATTAATAAAAAAAATATTATTAGATCATTTTTTAAAAATATATAAGCCTAAAGAATTATATTTATATATAGATAGAAGATTTGATAATAAACTATATGAAAAATTAAATTTTATAAAAATAGAAAATACTGAACCTAATTGTTTTTATTTAGATATTAAAAATAATAAACGCTTAAAAATAAAAAATCTAAATAAAAATAATTTAAAAATATTTGATTGTGGTAATATATTATTTAAATTAAATAATTAATTCTTTGTTAGTTTTGAAAAAATTTTAGTATTTATAATAAAAATAATATATACTAAAAATTAAATAAAATGGCAAATGGTTTTGTATTTACATCTCCTGGTATAAAATACAGAGAAACAGATATTACACAAATTCAAAAACAATTAGGCATAACAACATTAGGCCTTGTTGGAGAAACATTAAAAGGCCCGGCATTTGAACCTATTTTTATAGAAAGTCAACAAGATTTTTATAATAGATTTGGTGGTCAAAGTATTGAAAGGTTTAAAGGAAATAATCAATTGCAATATCAATTACCTTATGTAGCTAATGCATATTTAAATGAATCTAATCAGCTTTATGTAACAAGAATATTAGGTTTATCTGGTTATCAAGCTGGTACTGGTTGGGCAATTGTAATGGAAGCTGGTGTTGATTTAACAACAACAGGTACTACTGGAAATCCTGTAACAGGCACTAGTAGTTTTTCGAATAATGTTTATTTAGGTACTTCATTGTATCAAGTAGGTGATCATGGAGTATATTTTAGTGGTTTTACTAAAGTTTCTCTTACTGGATTTAGTGGTAATAAAATTGCTTTTACTGCTACAACAATTAATAATGGATCAGGAACAGTAAAAACTAAAACTTATACTTTAACAGGATCTTCATTAACTGAATATGAAAATATGGTATTAGCTGTTATACGTTCAAGAGCAACTGTTACAGATAATATTAATTTACCATCAACAACTACATTTGTTACAACAAATTTATCAATTTCTGCAAATACAACAGTTATTGGTATTGGAGATTTATTTGGTAAATTTACATTAACAGCATCTAAACCATCGGGTACTACTGAATCTTATATTGTTTCATTAAATCCTAATGATAGTAATTTTATTTCAAATGTTATAGGTAGTGAAGCAAAAGATAAAAACAGTAAAATATGGGTTGAAGCAATTTATCCTGATTTAATAAAAAAATTAGATGCGGATGGTTTAGGATATGGTATCAGATCAACTGTTGTTGATTTAAAATCAGATGCATATACTAATTATGTTGAACAGTATAAGACACCTGAAACGCCTTGGATTGTTTCACAATTACAAGGTAATAAAATATCAAGATTATTTAAATTTATTTCAATTTCTGATGGTAATTCAGCAAATCAAGAAATAAAAGTTGAATTATTAAATATTAATCCAATTACACAAGAATTTGATATTTATGTTCGTGATTTTAATGATACTGATGATAATTTAAATATTTTAGAATCATTTACAAATTGTTCAATGATTGAAGGTACTAATAATTTTGTTGCTCAACGAATAGGTACAACAGATGGTATTTATACTTTAAATAGTAATTATATTATGCTTGAAATGGCTGATAATATTCCAGAAGGTTCATATCCAGCTGGTTTTGAAGGCTATAACTTTAAAGATTATAGTATAAGTGGAACAAGCACAACATCAGGTATTAATGCTGTTAAGCCTAAAATATTTTATAAACAATCATATAGTTCTAATGATAGAATAAGTAGGGTTTGTTTAGGTATTTCAAATTCAGCATATAATGCAACTAGTTTAATTGGTACTGGTATAAATCAAAATTTCTTTAATTATAATGGTCAATCTGGTTTTGAAAAAACTAAAGGTTTTCATTTAGATATTAATGCTACTGGAGATTATTATGAAGGAATTGAACATATTGGAGAATTTGAAGTAGGCGTAGGCGGATTTAGTAATATTTCTGATATTGTTTCACCATCATCAACATATTATGCTCTTAATACTAGAAAATTTGTTTTAGTTCCTGCTGGTGGTTTTGATGGTTGGGATGTTAATAGAGAACAAAGAACAAATGGAGATTTATATACTAAAGGTGGCATTTATGATGGTGTTTCAGTTGGGGTTACGCCCAAAAATGATTTTCAAGCATGGGAAACTGCAATAAATACTTTTAGTAATCCTGAACAAGTAACAATTAATTTATTTGCAACACCTGGTATTAATTGGAGTGATCAAAATTTAATTGTTAAAGATACTATAATAATGATTGAAGAACAGCGTGCTGATAGTTTATATGTAATTGATTCACCTGATATTACTATAGAACAAACAATTGGGGATGATAAACCAGATATTATAGCTGCACAAGATATAACAGATTTATTAGATACTGCTGATATTGATTCTAATTATTCAGCAACTTATTTTCCTTGGATTCAAATAAGAGATACTCAAAATAATGTAAATGTTTATATACCGTCAACAAGTGAAGTTGTAAAATCAATGGCATATACAGATAATACATCATTTCCTTGGTTTGCTCCAGCTGGTTTAAATCGTGGTGTAACAAATGCTCGTAAATCTAAATATAAATTATCACTTGATGCTAGAGATATTTTATATGAAAATAGAATTAATCCTATAGCAGATTTTCCAGATGTTGGAACAGCAATTTTTGGACAAAAAACTTTACAAGTTAAAGATAGTGCTTTAAATAGAATTAATGTTCGTAGATTAATTTTACAAATGAAAGTTTTAATTTCTAATGTTGCGGTAAGATTATTATTTGAACAAGATGATCAAACAACAATTGATCAATTCTTATCAAAAGTTAATCCTATATTAAGCAATATTAAAAGAGAAAGAGGCCTTCAAGATTTCCAAGTTGAAATGCCATTACCAACACCAGAACAAATAGACAGAAATGAATTATATGGTACAATTAAAATTAAACCAAGTCGTTCATTAGAATTTATCGGAATTGAGTTTGTAATTACTCCAACTGGTGCTGAATTTAATGCATAATTAAATTAAAAACATTTAAATAATTAAAACCTATATTAATAAAATAATGTAGGTTTTTTTATTTAAATAAATGGTTTCATTAAATCATATGATATAATTATATAATTATCATCATAAGAAATAGAAGATATTTGGCATCCATAAAAATAATAATCTATATTATTAAAATTCATAAAAGAATCAAATACTATATCTCTTTTTAATTTTATTACAAATTTAAATAAAAAAAACCGTAAATAAAAAATATTTACGGTTAAATAATTTAATAAATTATTATTAAATATTGTGTATACAACGAAATGGTTGAATAACTATAGTAGGCATAACAATTGCATCACTACCATAACTATTACTTCCAAAATCAGCACTAACTATTTGTGCATCTTCTATGGTCCATTTATCAATTTCGATACCTGTTGGATCTAAGCTCTTTAATAATAATGACTTTTTATAGCCAGCAGCATAACCCATCCTTCCAGTAAGACTTTCAAAATGTAAACGTACCCATTCCATTAATTGTTGTGATGTTGATGGACCAATTACATCAAGAAATTTTAATTCCATTTCATCCCAAATTGATTTTCCTGCAACCCAATTTGATGTATTCATATATGGAATTTCAACTTTATTTATTTTTAACGAAGGTCTTTTAAATTCTTGTATTTTCCATACTTCAATTCCAAGTTCAGCTGGAAATTCACAAATAAATCTATTTTCTCTTTTAGGCTCATATTGTACTGGAATACCTCTAAGTTGTTCTGCCATAATTAGTTATATTAAAAAATTTTAAATATTAATTTTCTTATTTATTATAATAATCTACAAGTAGATATTATATATTTTTAATATAAATAGTCTATTTTTAAAAAAAATAAATTGATTAGATATTATTATTAAATTATTTAATTTATAACAATATTTTTTTGTAATATAGATTCTAAATTTATATTTTCTAAATCAAGAATAATATTTGATTTATCTGCTTTTAATGTTGAATGTGGATGAAGATGTGTTAAAAGAGCATTTCTATATATTTCTAAAATTTTTACAAGTATATCAGCACGTGCTAATGGATGAGCATTATTAAATAAATCAACTCTATCATTATCTGTTAATAATGCTGATTTTATTTTTGGTACACCGCTATGAGAAATTAAAGCTATTTTATCTGCCATTAAAATATTATAACTTGTATAATCTTCAGAATTTTTATTTTGTTGAAAAGTTAATCTTATACTTGCAGGATTTTTTTTATTTAATTTAAGATTATTATTTGGTTCATGTTTACCAACTCTTAATTCAATATCATTTTCTCTTAAAATTATATCATTATTTAGTCTTCCTAAAATAGCAATTTCATCTAATTTTGGGTATATACCTTCTGCATCTGGATATGTTGAAGGTGCTTTATCGGGTTTTGTAATACCCATATTTGTAGTAGATAAAGCAGTATATATAGAATCATAATTAATTTTATGTGGTTGTGAAATTATACTGCCAATCCAAAATCTTCCTCTTTGTGGATATTTAATATCTTCAAAATAAATTCTTACTACTTCGCCTATTTTAGGATATACATGAAAAAATTTAGATTGCATTGGATAAGCATATGCTAAATTTTCATTTGCTATTTTATTATCTATACCTGGAATTCTTATTTTTATTCTTCCTCCATCAGTGGAATCATCAATTGATATAACTTCTCCATAATAAATTGTCCTACTATCACTTATATCAACTCCATCTCTTTTAAATGGACTACTTTCATATATTTTTTTATTTTCGTACATTATTATGTTCTTTTATTAAGTTCATCAATTAATAATATATATTTATCTTCTAATATTTTTAATTTATTTAAATTAGTATTAATTAAACTTTCATTTTCTTCAATAATTTTTAATGAATTTAAAATTTCATTTTTTATATTTTCATGATTAATTTTAGTATCATTAATCAATTTTAATAATTCAGTTGGAGTTAATATTGTATAATCTGGCATATTCTTTTAAAGATTTAATAATAAAAAATTCTTTTTTTATAAAATATATTGCTTTTTTTTCAGTTATTTTTCTTGTATAATTTAAAAAATATTTTTTAAATAAATCAATGATAAATTTATTATTAATTTCATTATTAATTTCAATTAATATTGTTTCATTATGTTTTTTTACATATAAATTTAATAATTTATAGATTTTATTAATAATATTTATTTTTTCTTTTTCAGATAATTCATATTCGTTTTCTATTTTAAATCCTATTTGTAAATTTTCAGCAAGTATTCTTTTTTTATGTAATAGATTTAAATTTAATTTAAATTTATCATATTCAATATTAGGAATTTTATAATTTAAATATAAAAAACAATAAAAATTTGATTCCATAAATTTTATTTCACTTCCCCAAACATAATTATTTTTATAAATATCTTCAATATATTCTAAATATATATTATCATTTAATAAAATATTATCTAAATTAATATTCAATTTATTAAAATCATTATTATAAACATATTTAAAATAATCCAAATAATTTATTGGTAATGGTCTTATGCTCATTTTATTATATTTTTATTTCTTTACTTTTCATATATTATTGAATTACTCCATATCCATTTAAAATATTTATTATTGATCCGGTAATAACAACAGGACCACCTGCATTTGCACCAGCACCGCTAATTAATCCGCCTGGCGTTATAGCTATTGATAATTTTGCTTCTTGTTGAATAGCTTTAATAATTTCTTCTACTGTTATTCTTATCATAATATCATTAGGATCAATAACACCTGATGGTAAAGTTCCTGTTGTTGGTAAACCTGCTTCACCTTTTCTTGCTATAATTCTTGATGCAATTTTTGTTGCTGATAATCCATTTCTATTTGGTACTCCAAATAATATTAATGGTGTTGGTATATTTGGAGATTTATTTACTGATTCAGATTTTAATATTTTATTAAAACCATCAATAATAGAATTCATATTATTATAATCAATTGCCATTATACTAAACTTTTAATAATATTTATATAATTATTTATTCTTTCTAAGGCAATTTTTTTTAGAGCAGGTATTATTAAATCAATTAAACTTTGCTTTACTAAATCAAATAAAAATTTATTAATATTTTCATTAATTGTGTTACTTATACAATTAATAAATGTTTGATTATTTTTTATATCATTTTCTGGATTATTTGTTATGTTTGAAATTTCATTATTATTTAAAGATGATGAAATATATAATAATAATCTAATTTGTGGCGTTACTGTTAATGATTGGGTTAATGTTGATGTAATTAATTTTATAATTTTTGTAAAAAAATTATCTTTAATTGTTTGTTTATTATTATTTGCAGTATCTGAATTATCATTATTATTTAATGTATTAGATAAAGTATTATCTAAAGTATTAGATATTTGATTTGGGTCAGTTGAATTATTAATGGTATTAGCACTATTTATTAAATCATTTAAACTTAATGAAGTTTCTAAAATACCACATCCTAAATCATTATATGAAACACCACTATTTATTTCAGTAGCTTTATTTTCAATATCATTTAATTCATTTTGATTAATTGTAATATCATTATCATTTTCAATAATTTTATCTATTATTGTATTAATTTTTATTTCATTTATTATTTGTGATTTTGTTTTATTTTGATTATTACTAACAGTTCCAAAAATTTCATTTAAAATTTTTGTTGTTAATTCTTTTATACTAAATAAAATTAATCCATCTATTAATAAAATTAAAAAATCATTTATATTATAAGATGATGTTGAAGGTGTTGGTTTTACTATTAATGAATCAGTTCCTTCATTATATCTTAAAATTAAATTATTATATGTAATATCAGTATTTGGAGCAGATATTGCTTGATAAACATTATAATCAAAATCATTATTTGTTTTATTATAAATTAAATTTCCAATATCTGAATTAGGATTTTCTTTATACTTATTATAAGTATCTATATTTTTTAATGGAACAACATATCCATTATTTACAAAATTTGATGATAATTGATTATTTGATGAAGGTTGTATTACTTGTTTTTTTAATTGTGTTTTTAAACTTGGTTCTATTGTTTGTAAAACATTAGTAAACATTAAGCCACTTGTTTTTTTTATAGATTCAGAACCATTTAATAATTTTAATAAATCAATTAAATAACTTACAATATCATTTTTATTATTTAATGAAGAAAAAATATTAGTACTATCAGGCAAATTTTTCTGTTCTTTTAAAGAATTATATGCTCCAATTTCAGTAAAAACATTTTTTTTATCATCAATAACTGACATTTAATAAAAATTAATTATTATTTTTTCTATTATTTAAATCTTTATTAACCATTTCAATTAAAGCCATTCTTTCTTCAGCTGAAATAGTTCTAGGTTCCTTTTCTTCATCTTTTTTACCTAATGTTTCTTTATTATAAACAACTTCTTTAAGATATTTTAAAAGCATTATTTTTTGATCAGTATTTTTTGCTTCTTGTGCAATAAGTTTAACAATTTGATCGCCCATTGCAGCAATATTACCTTCTTCCTTAACTTTAACTTCCCATTTTGTAAATAATCTTAAAATGGTTGCTCTAATGTTTTGTGTATCATTATATATTTCTTGAAGAAGATTATTAGCACTTTCTTCATCATCAAATTTAAGTTTATATCTTTTAGGTCTCATATTTTAAAATTTTTAATTTAAATGTACTATAATAAATTTATTATAAATACATAATTATAAATTTTAATCAGAATCTGATAAAAATATTGATTTTTCTAAAAAATATAAATCTTTAAAAGGTTTTAATGATATTCTGATGTCTTTAGTTGATAAATCAGTTTGTTCTTTTAAATATAATAGTATTTTATTTTTAGCATATTTATTTGTTACTTTTTTATTATATTTACCTGTTGGGGTTTCTTCTAAAAATAAACTATTCCAATTATTTAAAACATTAATTATAGCTTCACCAACTATAATTTCATTTCTTTTTAAATTAATATTATTATTAATTGTTGTTTGAATTTTAAGTATTATTTTTTGTAAAAAATTATCTATATTATCATCAGACGATTCATCAATTTCATATAAAAAATCATCTTTAGATTCTAATTCATCAACAAAATCATCAAAACATTGATTTATTTTTTTATCATTATATGTTCTTTTAGAATGATCTTTACAAAAATTTCTAACTATTGTTTGGCAATAACTATATGCTTTAGCTTTTTCGCCCTTTTTTGTTATTCTATTAGGATCATATTTAATCATATGTTCAATCAAATGACTTAATGCATTTGATTCAACTTCTGTTATATCATAACCACCCATATGTATAGGATAACGTCTTATAATTGACTCGACCATTATTCTAAATGGTCTTTTTAATATTTTTTCATATATCAAATTTTTTTCTTCTAAAGAATCTGAATTGTTATAATCAATAACTGCCTTTTCTTCTCTTTCTCCAAAATAAATTTTATCTTCTTTATTCTGATTCTTTTTTTTTCTACCCATTTATTATTTTTCGTTACATATAAATTATTTTTAAAGGTTAAACAATCTATTTATTAACACAATATATAAAATTTTATTTATTTTCTTCAACAATTAATTTTGTTATAGTTCTATCATTATTAAAATTATATTCTTTTTTTGCAATTTCAAACCAAAATTTTCTTTCAGCAATATTTACAGTTTTTAAATATTTATCTGTTAAACTATCTACTCTTGTTGATAAATGTTTATATAATATTTTTGGCATACTATATATTTTAAGAGCATTATTTAATGCACGATATAAAAATTCAAGCATAAATGTCATTTCAATATTTGATTTAAAACCACCAATTTCTAAAAATTCTTTAGTTTTAATAATACTACCTGATAATTTAAAATCACTATATTGATTTAAAATATTATTATTTAAATATCCTGCTTCACCATTTTCGCCAATTAATTGTTGTGCCCAAGAAGCTTCATTTGTTAATTTTAAAGCTTTATTTTCATTATTAACTTCAACTATCATTGAAAGAAAAATATCAACATTATCAAAAAATGTTATATATTTATGTACATTTTTTATAAATGTTTTACTATATTCATCATCAAATTCCAATATTGAAAAATATTTTGTTTTAATATTTTTAGCAGCTAAATTTATTTGAGATTGAAAATCAGTTTTATTTTCATTAATAAGTACTTGAATTTTATAATCAAAAATATTATTATTTAAAAAATCATTTATTTGATCTTTTATATTATTAGAATAAACTAATAAAACTTCAGGTTTAATATTAATTTCTTCTTGATTATCAATACTTTTTATAGCATTTAATAAATAGCCTTTTATTTCATCATTAAATTCATGAATCGGAATTATAATTGTTAAATTTTCTATATTCATTTTATATTTATTTTATTATTTTTATTATTAATTTTTATCTTGTCAAAATTCTCGCCAAATGGCGAAATAAATATTTTTTATTTTAAAGCATTTTTAAAATTATTTGCTCTTTCTTCTAAAAAACTTAAATATGCTTCTTGAACTTGTTTTTCAGAATTATTAACTGAATATTTAAGAGCTATTTTTTCCATACCATCATATAATTCATCAGTTATTGAGTCATCTAAATATTTTGTTATTACATCTCCTATTAATAAAGGAAGTGTATAAATATCATTTGTCCAAACTCCAATATTTTCTGCATAATTATTTTTTTCTTCATTTAAAATATATTCAGGTGTAATATCTGGTTTAATAGCTATAGGTATACAACCAGATTTCATACATTCAAGTGGAAATGTTCCAAAAGATGCAATTCTATCAACCCAAACAGCAGCAATATTTGTTCTTAATCTTTCAGCAAAATCTTTTCTTCCTAATGGTTGTGGCGGTTTTGAAGTTGTTATCATTGTATCAAAACTAACAAATGTATATTGCGGAAATTTATTATAAAATAATTTTACTATTTTAGATATTTCATTTGGATTTCTACCTATTAAAGAAATTATAGGTCTTTGTGGTTTATCAGTTCTATAAAAATAATCAGGTATTCCAATATTATATGTTTTTATATTAAATTTATTACCATAATAATTAGTAATTAAATCTTTTAAAGTATTTGATGTTGTTATAATATTTTGAATATTAAAATTACTCCAATCCATACCAGGTATTAAACTATTAAGCATATAATCTATTGATTGAAGAAACCCAACTTTTATACATGTTAATTCTTTTATTTGTTCCATAACATTTGAAAATACTTCTGGAATAATAATCATATCTTCAGGACCAACAGAAATATTTGATTTTTCCATTGATGTATGTTCTATTTTAGTTAATTCATCTTCAATCCATGATGGAATAATATAATCATTTTTTTCTGTTAACATTTTAACATCAAAACCTAATTTTTTCATTGATGTAGCATGAAAATATATTTCATATACTGATGCAACTGGTGTTGTTGAATCGGGTACTACAAATAAAATTTTAGATTTTTTATTTTCTATTTTTTCTAATGATAATTTAATTTTTTCTAATTTAGAATTATCAACTTCATTAATTTCTTTTTTTATTTCTTCGTTCATTTTATTATTTATTTTTTAATCTTATTAATTTATTTTCTTTTATAAAATTTTCTGTTAAAATAGCACAACAATTTACTTCATAATCAATATCATTATCATCAAAGGTCGTATATTGATATTTATCAGACATTTTCATTTTTTCTATTTCTTTTTCATAATTATTTATAATATATTTATACAAATTATATATTTTAAAATTTTGATTTAATTTAATATCTGTTATAATTCTTCTTATAATTGGAAATAATAATGTTTCTACTTCTATAAAATTATTTCTAACTAATAAATCTAAATTATTTACTTTTAAACATAAATTAATTGCTTTTTCAAAATATAAAGCACATTTTTCTTTTCTTTTTTTATATAAACCTTCTAATAAACCTATTTCATTCCATTTATTAATAATATTTGAAATATTTCCAGTTAATTTATTTTCAAGTATAAAAGATTTAGTCATATTATTTCTTATAATTTATTAATTTTTCAAATTCTTTATTATCAATTAAATTTTTTAAATGAATAAAATTATAATTTTTAAATATATTTTTATTATATGGTCTATTAATTTTAATAACTTCTTTTCCAAATGGAACATTATTTAATAATTCAGGATCAGTTGTTATTAAAATATCAATATTTTTCCATATATCTTTATTTGTTTCAACTAAAAAGAATTTTTTTGCTCTAAACATTAATTTAGATAGAAAAAATAATGTTGGAGGTATTGTTACTGAAAGTTCTTTTGAAACAATTACAAAATTAACACAATTAAAATATTTTTGATAAAATTGTTGTATATCATTTTCCATACCTTTATACATTAAAGGAGCTGCTCCAAATATTTCAAATAAATAATCCTGATATAAAAATCTTTCATATACTTGTTTAGCAGTTAAAAATCTTTTTTCTTTTTTTAAAATTAAAGAATCAACAGGTGCTTCATTTGTTTTTGAATCTACTTGATAATAAATAGGATTTATATCATCAGGAAAATCATCTTTTAAAACTTTATCAATTTCTTCTACATCATTAAATTTATAAGTATTAAAAAAATCATAACAATATAATTTATCATCTTCTGGAAGACCTTCTTCTCCAAATTCTTCAACATAATAACGATCAAACATTTGCCATCTTGATCTTAAAACTTCATTGATATCAATACCAACAATTAATTTTTTCTTTAAAATTTTTTTTAAAATTGTATTCATTATTTATAAATTTTTTATATTATTATTTAATATTTTCATTTGTTCTTCGTGTTCTAAAATTAATAGTTCTGTAAAATTTTTTATTAATTACATTTTTTTCTTGCTTCTTCCTATCACTACTTTTTAGGGATATTTCTATCTTGTCATCCATAGTTGGATAGTCCACAAGCTTAAATTCAGGCGAACTCAACCTTATTTTATTATTTAATTTATTTTCTTTAATATTTAATATTCTTTTTCCTTCATTTAATATATTAACTGCTGCATTAATATCTCTATCATGAATAGTATTACAATTAGGACAAGTCCATGTTCTATCATTCAATTCAATATCATTATTTTTATAATTACAACAATTACATAATTTACTTGATGGATAAAATTTATTTATTTCAATTATTTGTCTACCATACCAATTAGCCTTATATATCAATTTTCTTTTAAATTCATACAATGATAACTCTTGTATTGATTTTGCTAATTTATGATTCTTTAACATATTACTTATACTTAAATCTTCCATTACTATAACTTGATTTTCGTTTAGTAATTTATTTGTTACTTGATGTAAATAATTTTCTTTTTTATTATTTAATTTTTCATATGCTTTTGCTAATTTAATTCTTGCTTTATTTTTATTTTTACTTCCTTTAACTTTTCTACTTAATTGTTTATGTAATCTCTTTAATTTCTTTTCATTATTTTTTTTAATTTTAATGTTTTCAAATTTATTACCATTACTATCAATAATAAAATCTTTAATACCTAAATCAATACCAATAATATCATTTATTGATTTTGGTAATATTTTAGTTATTTCTTTATCAATTAATATACTTAAAAAATATTTATTACTTTTTGTTTTTGTTAATGTTGCTGATTTAATATTTTTTCTATTTTTATTTAAATATTTTTCATCTTTTATTGAACATTTAAAATGAATATTTTTTAATTTTTTAATTAATGTTATTCTATTACCTTTAAAAGCTTTTTTGCTTATTCCATTATAAGGAAATCTACAACTTTGTTTATTATCTTTTTTTGATTTAAATTTAGGAAATCCTGTTTTTTTAATAAAAAAATTATAATAAGCACTATTTAAATCTATTAATGATTGAGCAATAACTTTTGAGTGCATTTCATTTAACCAAGAATATTCTTCTTTTTGTTTTAAATTTGTTAAATATTTACCAAGTTCACCCCAAGAAACAGAATATTTATTTTTATTATATTCTTCAATTTTATATGCTAAAAGATTATTATAAATAAATCTACATGAACCAAGTAATTTATTAATATAAATTATTTGATCAATATTAGGATAAATTCTTATTTTAATAGCTTTTAACATTTAAATTATTATTTAATTTTATTAATAAATTTTCATGTTCTTTTATAAGATTTTTATTTTTTATATAAATTGGGTTTATACATTCAATTTTTGTATTTTGTGAAAAAATAGGTATTATAATAAATTCTCCTTCAACATTTGAAGGTATTACTTTTTTTGAAACTTCTTGACAATATTCACCAATATTATTAGAAATAATATTATTATTTTGGTCTAATATTCCAATATATATAACAAATATTTTATATTCTTTATTTTTAAAAAAATTAATCATTTAATAATAATTTTTCATTATTATAATTATTTTTCTTTTGTCCATTACCATTATTAATATTATTTTTAAAATTATATTCATTAAATTTATTTTCAATAATATCAATAATTGGATTTCTAACATTTGTATCTGAATCATTCATTTCAACAATGCCAATATTAGGAATATCTTTAAATATTTTAATTAATAATGATAAAGAACTTTCTTCTTTATTTTTAATATCAATTTGATTAGTATCTCCTAACATTATTATTTTAGAATTTTCGCCCAAACGAGTTAAAAAAGTTCTTGAATTGGAAATACTTAAATTTTGGCTTTCATCTAAAATCATTATACAATTATCTAAACTTGCACCTCTCATATATGCTAATGGAAATGGCTGTATAAATTCTTTTTCTAATAGTTGATTTAATACTAATTTAGAAATCAATTTTTCAATATTAATATAATATGACCACATGAATGGTTCTACTTTTTCTTTATAAGAACCCTTAAGCCAACCAATTTCTTCACCTGGTAATGAAGTTACAGATTTTATTAAATAAATTTTTTTATATGGACTTTCTTGTTTCATTAATAATGATAATGCATAACCTACTGATAAAAAAGTTTTTCCAGTACCTGCTTTACCACTACATATTGTTATTTCATTATTTTTTATAGATTGTATTAATTCTTTTTGACTTTCATTTTTTGCTATTATTTTTATATCTTTATTTATAATATTTTTTATTTCATCTTTAATACCATTATTTAAATTTTTTTCAGTATTATTTTTTAATTCTTCAAAATCTATTTCTTCTTGTTGTTTTTTTGCTAATTTATTATTTCTTTTAGCCATAAACTTTAATTATTTAAAAGCATTATTTATATATTAATAATTATTTTTTATATATTACAAATATATAAAATTTTATTTAAATTGTCAAGTATTTTTTATAATTTAATATAAAAAATAAAATTCTACTATTTATTATAAATAAATATAAAATTTTATATAAAATAAATACTTATGAATGAAGAATTAAATAATTTATTAAATAAACATAAAGAAAATAAAAATTTAAATATTATTAGTCCAGAAAATAAAGCTAATATTATACAAAATGATATACAAAAAAATTTAGAAATGGAAACTGATCCTGATTTAATTATAGGTTATGAAATAATTAAATTACCATCAGAAGGAATTTTTTATAAAAATAAAATAAAAGAATTAACTATTGAGTATTTAACATCTAAAGATGAAGATATATTAACAACACCTTCTTTAATTGAAAATGGAACAGTACTAGATATTTTATTAAAAAGAAAAATTAAAACTCCGAATATTATTGTTGATGATTTATTACCTGGTGATAAAGATGCTATACATTTATTTTTAAGAATGTCATCATATGGGCCAGAATATAAAGTTCAAGTTATTGATCCTAGAAATGGAAATACATTTAATAGAACAGTAGATTTATCTAAACTTAAATATAAAGAAATAATTGAAAAACCTGATGAAAATGGTTTATTTTATGTTGAATTACCAATGCGTAAAAAAATTGTAAAATTTAAATTATTAACATCTGGTGAAGATGATTTAATATTTAAAAAAGCAGAAGCAATAAAAACAGCATATAATCAAGAATATAGTCAATATAAATCAATGAAATTAAAAGCAAGTATTATTGAAATAAATGGAAAAACAGATAAAATTTATATTGAAAAATTTGTTGATGCTATGCCAGGTTTAGATGTTTTTACAATAAGAAAAAAAATACTTGAGGTATCACCGGGTATTGATATGAAATATGAATTTATTACTGATGATGGATTTAAATTTATAACAAATTTAACAATGGGCATAGATTTTTTTTTCCCAAATCTTTAGCAGGCAATTATAAAGAACTTGTTAAAGAAGAAATATATTTATTAGTTAAACATGGAAATTATGATGCAAATTATATTAATAATATTCCTATTTGGGAAAGAAGATTAAATTTAAAATTTTTACAAAAAGAATTAGATGAAATAAAAAAGAATCAAGAACAACAAATGATAAAATATAGATAATATATTTTATAAAAGCTGAAATAATATTTATTTTCAGCTTTTTTTATTAAAATTTATTAAATAAATAATAAACTATTTATTATAAAATATAATATTATTAATGGCTGAAAGAGTTAAAATAAATGAGTTAAGAAAAGAATTTCAAGAATTAAATAATTTACAAGAAAAAATGCTTGAACTTGAAAAAAATGAAATTAATAATATAAATGATATTTTTAATTTAAAAAAGAAATTATTAACAGCACAATCAGAATGTAATGCTGAACAAGCAAAATTAAATAATATTTTAGATACTTACAAAAAGAAAATTAATGAAGGATTTATTACAACAAAAAATACTAAAGATGCTTTAGATAAAGAAATAAAATCACAAGAAAATTTAGTTAAAATAGCCGAAAAAAATTTAAAAGTTCAACAAAGAATTAATAATACATTATCATTAATGAAATTAAATTATGATGGTATTATAAAAAATGCTAATTCATTATGGAAATATTTAATGGAATCAGATAAAGTAATAAAACAAACTACATTAAATTTAGGATTAAGTGGAGAAAAATCTGAAATATTAAGAACAAATTTTGAACAATCAGCAGGTTTTGCTGCAAGATTAGGTGCTAATTTAAGTGATATAGGTACAATTATAACTTCATTTGCTAATGAAACAGGAAGAGCAAAGTTATTAACATCTGAAATGCTTAAAGATTTTGTTTTAATTGGAAAAGGAACTGGATTAGGTGTTGAAGAAGCTGCTAAATTAGGCGGACAATTAGAATTAATGGGTTTAAATGCAAAAGCTTCAATGGAGTATGTTCAAGGAATTGTAAATACATCTGAAAAAATGGGTATTAATACAACAATGGTATTAAAAAATATTTCAAATAATTTTAAAGCATTACAAAAATTTACATTTCAATCAGGTGTTGCAGGTATTGCAAAAATGGCAGAATATTCTGCTAAATTTAAAATTGATATATCTCAAGCATTAGATTCTGCTGAAACAGCAAGAACATTAGAAGGTGCAATTAATATGATGGCACAATTACAAGTAATGGGTGGTGAATTTGCTAAAGCAGATCCTTTTGAAATGTTATATTTATCAAGAAATGCACCTGAAGAATATACAAAAAAAATAAATGAAATGACAAAAGGAATGGCTCAATTTAGAAAAACAGCCAGTGGTACTTTTGAAACATTTATTTCACCTGTTGATTTAGATAGATTAACAGTTGTTTCTAAAACATTAGGAATAGATAAAGTACAATTAGTTGAACAAGCTAAAAGAATGGCTGAAATTCAAAGAATGCGCCAACAAATGATTGGAACTAATTTAACATCAGCACAAAAACAAATTATTGAGGGTTTAGCTAATTTTGATAGTAAAACAGGTAGATTTACAGTACAAATAGGTCAAGGATTTAAAGATATTTCACAAGTAACAGCACAAGAAATAAAAGTAATACAACAACAATCATCATCATTAGAAAAAAGAGCACAAGCAGCACAAACTTTTGATGAAACTTTTAAAAATACTATAAACGAAATAAAAGCTGCTTTATTACCATTATTAAAAGGTGTTAATGGAGTATTAGAACAGATAAGGCCATTTTTATCAGCTTTAGGTGATGGCATTAATCATTTAAGTAAAATAACCCCAAATTGGGTTAAAATAGCTGGTGGTATTGCTCTTTTAGGAACAACAAAATTAATTGGTCCATTAACAACTATTCTTGGAAATAAATTACAACCAACATTTTATAAAAATTTAAAAACAACAGCTGCTGGAATTGGAGGTGGTGGAAAAGTTAAAGGAATAAAAGGAGGCGGATTAAGTGGATTAGCAACAGGTGCTGGTATGGGATTAGCTGGTTTAGGTGTTGGAGAAGGTATAAATTTAGCATCAAAAGGAATTGAGGGAATTGCAAATGCAATGAGTAAATTAACACCTGAACAGGCTAAAACATTAGCAAGTATAGTTTCTTCATTAACTCTTGCAACAGGTATTGCAGCAGCATTAGCTTTTGGAGTTGCTTTATTAGGAACAACTGCAACAGCAGCATCAGTTGGATTATTAGCTTTTGGTGGTGCAGTTGCATTAATTGGGGTAGGAATAGGAGCAGCAGCAGCTGGCATTGGATTTATGGGATCAGGTTTAGCTAAATTAGTTGAATCAGGTAAAGGATCTGGAGATTCTTTATTAAAAGTTGCAGCTGGAATAACAGCAATACAATTAGCAATGGCTGGTGGTGGTTTAGCTACAATATTTACAGGTGGTGCTGGTATTGCAGCATTTGCAGCTACAATGAATTCTATTTCAAAAAATGCACCTGCAATAGCATTAGTTGGAGATTCTTTTAAAAATATTGCAACTGTTTTATCTGGTAATAAAGAACAATATAATGATATAGAAAATTTAGTAAAAACAATAGCATCATTAGAAGGTAAAAAAATATCTCCATTAACAGATTTAGCTAATTTATTTAAACAACCAATAAAAGTAGAATTTGCAAATAAAGAAGTATCATTAGTATCTAATATTACATTAAATGTTGATGGTAATAAAATAGCATCAGCTATTAATATTGGAGGTACTGGTATGATTCAATTAGATGGTCAAAAAACAGGAAAATTACCTCCAAAAACAATAAACAAATATTCATAAATTTTATAATATTATATGCTAAAAAACATATAATATTATTATTTTTTTATTAAATTTTCTTGTTTTTTTAAAAAATTTTTTATAACTTTGCTAAAATTGTTTCAACAAATTTCTTTAGAAGAAAAAAAAAGAAATTGTTTATTCACATTTGTTAAGTAAATAATTTGTTACACAAATTTATAAATTAATTTAAATATAAGGGCAAATATTTTTAAAATTTTCTTATAATTTATTATTTTAATAAATTTTTAAATTAAAAGTACTATAAACTAGTTAGATTTATTTTTAAATTAAAATATATATTATATTAAAACTTATAATTATTAATTATATATTTAATTTATCTTAATTTTATTAAAATATTAAAATTTATACTATATTAACTTTCAATTTTTAATATTTTATACTAGTTAAAAGGATTTTTCAATTTAAAATATTATTTTAATTTTTAATTAAATTTATTAATTAATTTTATTATTTTATTTAATATTTTTAAAATTTAAAAAAAATATAAAATATTATATAACCCTCCAATTTTTTTTCAGTTTAAAAAATAAAATAATTTTCCGCCGCATTATTTTTTATATTTAATAGTGTTATTTAAATAACAATAAATTATTAATTCTAATTTAAACTATTTATTAAAAATGATATATATAATAAAATGTCACAATTAGAAGTTAATTCTATAAATTTAAGATATAATTTAGAAACACGTAATTTATATACGCCAGATAATCCTTATACGATTGAAACAAATAAAGTTATTAAAACTTTAAATGCTTTAAGTGATATTATTATGCCTTTTAAATCAATAGATTTATCTAATACTGTTATTGGAAGACTTGCATTAAATGATACACCATTAGGAAAAATAGGAATTAAAATGTTAGGTAGTCAAATAGCATATAATATAGCTTCTAATGTTGCAAGACAAACATTACCTGTTATTGATTTTAATAATTTATTTGATAATGATCCTAATACTAAATTAATTACAAATACTATTGATTTTACTATAACAATTAATAGTAATGAAAATTTTTTAACTAAAGTATTAAATACATTAGATAATTATACTCCAATATATAGTTATCCTTTTAATAAAAATTCAAATAATATTGATTTTATAAAAAATACAGGTAAAGGACAATTAAAAATTTTTTATAGTATAATAAATCAAAATATTTATAAACAATCTGATGATAGTTTTAAAAAAATTACAAGTGATAAAGGTTTTAAAATAAATAATATAAGTAATTATTTTAATAATAAATTTTGGTTTATTGATCAAATAAAATATCCTAACTATATAAGTGCTAATATTAATTTAAGAGACGGATTTATTTCTGATTATAATAAATATAATACTCAAGAATATGGAACTATTAATATAGATTATGAAAAAAATATAAAATATTTTGAAGGAGAAAATTTATGGATAGATTCAAATAATTATGGATTTAATGATAATTTTAATACTAATATTATTTGGGGTAGAGATGGTATTGATAATAAAACAAATAATAAATCATCACAATTAAGAACAGAAACTGTTACAAATGATGATTATAGTAGATTTAATTCAAAATCTGATTTATTATTTTTTACATCTCAATTATTAAATGCAACAGAAGGTAATATTATAGATAATACAAAAAAAGTTTTTAAAGAAGGAAATAAATTAAGAGGTTTTAATGGATCTGGTGTATATATTGCGCCATCTGATTCATTACCTGAATTTGCTGATAATAAAGGTATAAGACAGCATACATCTCTTGATGAATATAATAGATTTAGTAAAGCTATTAGATTTAATGGAAATATTGAATATAATGGAAATGAAAATTCTGTAATATATAAATCTGTTATTCCTAAGATACATCCAATATTTAATAGTAATGGTGATATTGATAATAAAAATTTAATGTTTTCAATTGAAAATTTAGCTATTGATATAATAAAAGATGATAAATATAAAGTAGGATATTTAAAAGATGATTATTCAACAATAATACCTGCATCTGAAATAGGACAAAATAATTGTAGAATGATGTGGTTTATGCCATATGGTGTAGATATATCTGAAAATGCTATTGCTAAATATACAACAACTGAAATTATTGGAAGAGGTGAACCAATATATACATATAATAATAGTGAAAGAACTGCAACATTATCATTTAAATTAATAATTGATCATCCGCCACAATTATCAGTTTTTAGAAATAATTCTGATTATCATAAAAGAGTAGCTGAATTTTTTGAATTTGGTTTATCTGGTGTTGAAACAACAAATGTAAATTATGCACAAAATGAATTAAAATTAAAACAATTAATAGCACAAAAAGAAACATTAAATAATATAGAAAAATTAAATAAACCTGAAATTACTGCCAGTCCTGAAATATTTATTTCATTCCCAAATGATAAACCAAATAATGATGAAATAAATAATATATTTAATATTATGTTTAATGACTATAGTTATGAAATTTCTGATAGTATTATAGGTAATGATGGTACTAGTTTTGGATTAAATAATAATATTTATAATGGTATTTCAGAAATAACAATTGACCCTCAAACAAATACTGGAGTAAAACCATTAAATGTTGATCAATATAATTATGAAGGAATTATTACAAATTTAGATAGATATATTGAAACATATTTAAATGAAACAAATAGAAATTTTGTTGAAATTGAATTAATTGGTTCATCATCAAAATTATTTGATATAAATAGTAATCTTTCTGAAAGTGATTATAATTTACAATTAAGTAATAGAAGAATTGATGCTGTATTAAATCTAATTGACTCAAGATTACAAAAAATATATAAAACAACAATTAAAGATTCAAATATATCTATTAATAGAATTGCATTAGGATCAACAAATGCATCAGATAATAATGCTACTGTTGAAAGAATTGCTGCTATTGATACAAAAAAAGAAAGATCTGTTTCATTAAAATTTAAACCAAATACTAAAATTAATTATAAAGAAAAATCTATAACAGCTGAAGATGATAAAAATAGAATAAATTTAGATAATGAAATTGCTGCATTAACAAAACAAATTCAATCATCACTTAATCAAAGAAATTTAACCAATAATGATTATTATAATTTATATACTAATGATGATACAAATAATATAGGATTTAAAAATGTTGAAAAAAATAAATTAATATCAAGTTTTTATAGTCAAACACCTGAAGATTTACATAAAAGATTAACTTTTTTACATCAATGTACAAGACAAGGTAATGCTATAAGAAGAACATCATCAAATAGTACTACTAGTTCAAATAATTCTGTATTTGGAAAACAACCTGTTTGTGTATTAAGAATTGGAGATTTTTTTCATACTAAAATTATAATTGAAAATATTGCATTTACTTATGAAGATATGACATGGGATCAAAATCCTGAAGGTTTTGGAATGCAGCCTATGCTAGTAAATATAAGTATGCAAATTAAGGTTATTGGTGGTCAGTCATTAGCAGGTCCAATTAATGTATTACAAAATGCTGTATCGTTTAATTATTATGCTAATTCAACATATAGTAAAAATGGAACATACTCAACGCCATCTCTTGTTGAAGCATTACAATATTCTGATAATAAAGAAATTGATACTTTAACTGCTGAAAAAATAAAAAGACAAGTTGCAAGAAGAGACGCTGAAACAAACAAATAAAAAAAATTAAATTATGCCAACCAAAGATTATAATTTTTATGAATTATTAACAAATAATGATGGTACTATAGATCCAATGCCATTTATAAGTATACCAATATCTTCAACAGATAAGTATGAGGAATATATATTAGGTGTAACTCGTTTTGATAAATTAAGCCAAAAGTATTATGGAAGTCCTATTTATAGAAGATTTATTGAAATTGCAAATCCACAATTTTTAAATGAAGATGAAATAAATGATGGAGAAATAATTAGAATACCCTTTCCATTAGATAGTGTTAAAAATTATTTTGAATCTGGAATAAAAAAAATAAAAAATCAATAAAAATATTTAAATATAATATGGATTTAAGAAAATTAATACAAACAACAATATATAAATATTTAGATGAACAAGAAATATTAAAATATGGATATCCTTTATTTTATCATGGTGCAACTGATAAAAATTTAAATGGTAAAACCGGAATACATATAGGAACTAAAATGGCAGCATTACAAGCTTTACAAGCAAAAATTGGAGTACCAGCTAAAGGTGAATGGGATGGCACAAGAGAATATGGTAAAACATTATTAGCAGGTAAAAAAACATTAAAGAAAATGAATTATATAATAGGATATGATCCTATTATTAATTTTAATGCAACAAATGATGTTCCTGAAGAAGATTATTATCCAACTCAAAGAAAAAAAAGAGCTACATATTTTTCAAGTAATGAATTAATTCCTCTTAATGTAAAACCAATTATTTTTCAAGTTATAATAATTGGAGAAATGTTAAATACATATGATAAACCATATAGTGATGAAATGGCTAATAAAAAAATGAATCATGATTTAAAACTTGGAATTGCAAAAAAAGGATATTATTATATTAATATATGGGAAGATGAAGGAAGTATATCAGCAGTTGTTCCAAATGGTTCATTTCTTAAAATTATATAATATATTTTATAAAAAATCAATAAAAATATTTGTTATTTTAAAATATTATTTTTAATTTTGCTAAATTAAATTTTTAGTATAATAATGAATGAAAAATTATTAAATGAATTTTTATTATATAAAAATAATAATATTTTTTCTGAAAATTTTAAATTTCTTATAACAGAAATAATAGAAAAAGAATCTTTAAAAAAATTAAAATATTTAGATAATTTAAAAATAAAACAATTTAAAGAAAATGCTTTTAATTTTTGTTATAAAAATATTAATAAATTTGATTTAAAAAAATCAAACAATATATTATCTTATATTATTATAATAATTAGATGTTCTTTTAGTAAAGATATTAATAAATTAAAATATGAAAATGAAAAAATCTAAAATAGCAATAGTTTATTCAACACCAAAAGTAGGTTCTTTTATTGAAGAATATAATGAAAAATTATTAAAAAATACTTTTAATAAAAATAATATTAAAATTTTTCCAATTATTAATAAAAAAGAATATTCATTATCAGAAGCATATAATATTTGTATTAATAAAATAAAAGAATATACAAATAATAATTTAGATGAATGGATTTTACTTTTTATACATGATGATATAACTATACTTAATAAGTATAATTGGGATAAAATTTTATTAAATAATTTTAATAATACAAATTATGATATTACAGGTGTCGCCGGTACTAAAGAATTATATAAACATGGAATTTGGTGGCTTACTCCTGATGGTAAACAAATGAATAATGGTAAATTATATGGTAAAGTTTGGCATACTGATGGTTTAAAACAATGGGAATCTGTTTTTGGTAATAGTAATAAAATTATTGATGATGTTGTAACAATTGATGGTGTTTTTATAGCTGTAAATCCTGATAATATAAAATATTGGTTTGATGAAAGATTTAATGATTATCATTTTTATGATATTCCTTTTGTAATTAATAATTATTTAGAAGGATGTAATATTGGAGTTATGAATAATATATTAATATTACATAATTCAATTGGAGAAGTTAATCAAAAATGGGAAGAAAATAGAAAACAATTTTGTGAATTATATAAAGATGAATTACCAATAATATTAGGACAAGATAATAATAAATTAAATGTTTTAATTTGTTGTCAATTTTTTAGTAATTATACTGGTTCTGAAATGTCTAATTTTGAATTAGCTAGAGAATTAGTAAAACAAGGATGTAATGTGTCGTTAATATCAACAGTTGTTGGCGAACCATTATTAAGTAAAGCAAAAAAAGCTGGAATAAATATGTATAATATACAAGATATTGTAAATCTTCAATATTATAAATTTGATATTATTCATATTAATCATAAACCAATTGGTGAAATAGTATTACAATATTTTCCAAATACACCAGCTGTTATGCATATTCGTTCTGAAGTAATTCCAGTTTTTGAAGAACCAATATTACATAATAATATTAAAAAATATATATCAATTAGACCAAGTGTTAAAGAATATATTAAATCATTTGGAATAAATGAAGAAAATATAATACATATTGATAATCCATTTGATACAAATAGATTTAATATTAATTATAAACAACAAAAAAATAATAAAGAAATAATATTGTTTATTGGAACATTAGATTATTTAAGAAAAAATATTTTATTTGATCTTAAAAAACAAGTTGAAAAAGAAAATAAAATACTTTGGATAATTGGAGATAATAGTGGTAATTATGCTAATGAATTAATATCTGAAAATGTTAAATATTTTGGTATTAAATCAAATGTTGAAGATTATTTAAAAAAATGTGATTATACAGCAGGAATATTTACTGGAAGATCAACAATTGAAGGATTTTTATGTGGAAAAAAAGGATATATTTATACTGTTGATAAACAAGGAAATATTTTAAATAAAGAATTAATGGATGTTCCAAAAGATATTGAAAAATATTCAGCAGAATATTCAGCAAAAAAAGTAATTGAATTATATAATAATATTTTAAATAATTAATAAATTATGAATAGAAATAAATTAAATTATATAATAATTTTATTATTAAGTATTTTAATTTTTTCTTGTAATACAAAAAAAGAAAAATTAAATTTTCCTAGAACAATTATAATTAATAATATTAATAATGATAAAAGAATTGATACTGTTTTAATGGTATTAGTTAATAAAATATATAATTATGATACATTATAAATTATTACAGTTCCTATGATTTCATCAATAAATAATAATATTAAATATATTGCTTTTACAATAAAACATCCATTTAAAAAACATAATTATATGATATTATATGATATAAATTTAAAATATAATGATTTAAAGGAAACATTATGTCATGAATTTGTTCATATTGATCAATTAGAAAGAGGCGATATTATTGATCCACAAAATGGTGAATATGTTATTTATAAAAAAGATACATTTTTTTTAAATAAAGTAAAATATTTTGATAGGCCTTTTGAAATAGATGCATTTAATAAATCAAAAAATTTATTAAAAATATTAATTATGAAAATTTTAAGATTATTTATTGTAAGACAATTTGCATTAGGACATATAATTAAAATATTTAAATTAGAAATAAGTATTTTAAAAGCTGCTCGAATTATGTTTCCTTATTTTTTATTAAGTGCAATTTTTATAAAAAATGTAACACCTGATGTTTTTAATTGGTATGATTGGATATTATTAGGATTATGGATTTTTCAATTATGGATTGGCTTTTCATGGTTTGGTTTAGGATATTTTGAATTATGGCCAATAAAATGGAAAGAATTAGATGAAGAACAAAAGTTACAATATGGATTTTTGAATTATGATAAATTATCATATTATGAAAAAAATGAATATAAACTTATATCTAAAAAATATTTAAATAAATAATAAAATTATGATGAAAATATTTGAATTTCAATGGATAGATGATGAAAAAGAATGGATTGCTGCAAATACAATAATTGAAGCAATTCAAACATATTGTTTAATAACAGGTATTGATTTAATTGAATTAGATGCTGAAGGTGATATTATTGAATTGCCTAAAGAAAAATGGTCTGAAATGAAAGTTATTAATACTGAATATGATCCAGAAGAAGATCCTGATGATTGGGAAGAAAAAACATATGAAGAATGGATGAAAGAGCATACAAAACCAGATATTATTGCAGGTACAATGTATGAATAATTAATATTATAATAAATTATTAAATAATGATAATAAATCAAGGCTATAATCATATTGAAATTTGTAAGCAAGCATTAATAGATGAAAATTTGTTTAATACTTTTAAAAGTAATAATAAGTATAGAATAATTTTAGAACATGTTGGATATGAAACAGGTTTAGAATATTTAAATAAAATTAAATCAAATAAAGATTACTCAATAATTGAAAAATGTTGGACTAAATTTTTAGAAAATGATGTTATTGGTACTCCAATAAAATTTAAATATAATTTAAGTGATAATTTAATAAATACTAATGTTTCTCCAACTACATTAAGATATATTTCTATTGGATTAGATATTATAAAATATATTCAAGAAAAAAAATTAAATAATATTAATATTTGTGAAATAGGAGGAGGATATGGTGGCCAAAGTAAGATATTATTTGATTTATGTAATATTTTTAATATTAATATAATTAAATATAAAATTATTGATATTCCTGAAGTTAGTAAATTTCAAGAAAAATATTTAACAAAATTAAATATAAAAAATGTAACTTTTGAATCTTGTTTAAGTATAAATATCGAAGAACATGATTTATTAATTTCAAATTATGCATTAGGTGAATTTAATAATGAAACTCAAGAAGAATATATTGAAAAAGTTGTTAAATATTGTAAATATTATTATATGATATGGAATAATCATGGTATAAATGAATATTTTAAAGATGCAATAATATTACCAGAAATACCTGAAACAGCAGAATTTAATAAAGTAATATGTAAATAATATATATATAAAATTATGAATAAAAATACTAATAAAGTAGATAATCTTAAGAATTCATTATCTATTGAAGAAATTAAAAAATTAATTTATCAATTTAAGGAAGAAGAATTACCATATGCAGATGCACCTTTTCATTTTCAAGCTGAAATTTGGTCTATAAATTATTTTTAATAAAAAATAGAAAATTATATCTTTTAATGAAAATTTTACTATTTATAATAAATATTATTTTATGCAAAATTATATAAAATTATCGGAATATGCAAGAAAAAAATCAATAACTTATAAAACAGCATGGAATCATTTTAAAAAAGGAATGATTGATGGTGCTTTTTTAGATAATACTAATCATGTGTTAATACCTATTAACAATAATTTAAATAATAATTGTATTATATATGCCAGAGTATCATCAAATGATAGAAAACAATCATTAATTGATCAACAAAAAAGATTGGAAGAATTTGCAAATTTAAAAGGTTATAATATTGTTGGTTCATATAAAGAAATTGCTTCTGGTATGAATGATAAAAGAATTATTTTAAATAAAATATTAAATAATGATGATTGGAATATACTTATTATTGAAAATAAAGATAGATTAACCAGATTTGGGTTTAATTATATTAAAACTTTATTAAATAAACAAAATAAAGAAATCATTATACTTAATACTATAGATAATGATAAACAAGATTTAATGAAAGATTTAATATCAATATTCTATTCCTTTTCTGCCAGAATGTATGGCCTAAGAAGAAAAAAAAATAAACAAGATATAATTAAATTTATTGAAAATTAAAAATAATTATTGCAATTAGTTGAACAACATATTATAAAATCTAATAATCCTTTCTTTAAAGAATGTGATAATATTTGTTTTAAATCAAAAAATTTATATAATTCTTGTTTATATAATATCAGACAAGAATATATAAATAATAAAATAAATATTATTAATAATTTATATCATATAATGAAAAATACTGATGAATATAAATCATTGCCAAGAAAAGTATCATCATCAGTATTATTAATGGTTCAAAAAAATTTTAAATCATTTTTTAATTCATTAAAAGAATATAATAAAAACTTAAATAAATTTAAAAATAGACCACATTTACCAAAATATTTGGATAAAATTGATGGAAGATATATGGTTTCATATACCAATCAAGCAATATCTAAAAAAATATTTAAAAAAGTTAATAAAATTAAATTATCACAATCTAATATTGAATTTAAAACAAAAATTAATGATTTTAATATTATAGATTGTATAAGAATAGTACCTAAAATAGGTTATTATGTTATTGAAATTGTTTATACTATTAAAGAAAAAGGATTATTAAATGATAATAATCAATATTTAAGTATTGATATAGGATTAAATAATTTAGCTACATTAACAAGTAATAAAATTAATTTTGACCCAATAATTATAAATGGTAAGCCATTAAAAAATATAAATCAATATTATAATAAAAAAAGATCAGATTTACAATCAATATTAAAAATTAGAAATAATAAAAATAATTCAAATAAATTAAATTTATTAACATTAAAAAGAAAAAATAAGATAGATAATTATTTACATAAAGCAAGTAAAAATATAATTAATATATGTAATGAAAATAATATAAATACGATAATAATAGGTAAAAATGATAATTGGAAACAAGATATAAATATAGGTAAAACAAATAATCAGAATTTTGTAAATATACCACATAGTAGATTTATAGAGATAATAAAGTATAAATGCGAAATAAGTGGTATAAAATTTATAACTATAGAAGAAAGTTATACAAGTAAAGCAAGTTTTTTAGATTTAGATAAGATACCAAATTATAGTAAAAATAATAAAACTAATTATAATTTTAATGGTAAAAGAATATCAAGAGGGTTATATAAAACTAATAAAGGTATAATTATAAATGCTGATGTAAATGGTAGTTATAACATATTAAGAAAAGCAATTCCAAAAGTATTTTCCAATGGGGTAGAGGGTGTTAGAGTACATCCAAAAATCATAAAAATTTTAAAGGGATAATATTATATATTATTTCATACTCTGGAATGGAAGAATTTATTCAATGGTTAGAAACTAAAAAATAATAAAATGAGTACAAATAATTGGGATGATAAAATTTTTGGAGGATTAAGTAAAAATTAAATAAGAAAAATATCAAAAGGTTTGTTTTATGATTATATGATTTTTGCTACTTTGACAGATTGTGAAAATATTGATGATGAAAATTCAATATTAATTATTGAATTAGCAAACGCCAATATTAACAAATTAAATAAAATAATGGGTGAAATTTATGCCGAAAAATTATCTTCAGAATCTAAAACACATAAATTTATATTTAATAGTTACAAAACAGATAAAAATATTGTTGATTTACATGAATATGAATCATCAAAAATATCTATTGGAACATATACTGAAATAACAGATGTTTATATTGTTTTAGATGTAAAAAAAATAATATAAAATTTAAAAACTTTAATAAAATTTATAATATGAGTTCTCAATCACAAGTAGGCCAAGATTTATGGGCTTTAGAAGTATTAAAAAATAAAAAAAATGGATTTTTTATTGATATTGGAGCACATAATGGAGTATTTTTTAGTAATACATATATGTTTGAAAAAGAATACGAATGGAATGGGTTAGCTATTGAAGCTGATCCTGTTTTATTTGAATCATTAAAGAAAAATAGAAATTGTATATGTATTAATAAAGCAATTACAAATTATAATGGTAAATGTAAATTTGATGGTAAAATTTGTAATTCAAATAGTAGTATTGAAGTTGATGGAATAACATTAAGTGAATTGTTTAAGCAATATAATGTTCCTAAAGTTATTGATTATATATCTTTAGATATTGAAGGTGGAGAATATAATGCATTATTAGGTTTTCCATTTAATGAATATAAATTTTTAACATTAACTGTTGAACATAATATATATAATGGAGATAAACAAAATTTAATAAATAAAGAAAAAATATTTGATTTATTAACAAATAATAATTATTTTCGTATAAAAAATAATGTTGCTGATAATGGTAATGAATTTGAAGATTGGTATATTTTAAAAAATATATAATTTCTACTATAGTAGATAAGATTTTGATAATAAAATTATTTTAAAGAAAATTTACTAAATAATAAATAAATTAAAATAAAAAACATGAAAATAAACGTAGTTGAAGAAAAAGTTGATTTTGAAGAAAAGGAACTCGAAATTAAATTTCCATTTTATTATCAAATGGAATTATCTAATGATGATGAATCTTATAAACATCTTTATACTAAAGTAACTGAAGATGGTAAAATAGTTAAAATTGTTGAAATTTGTCTTCATGATGAACATGAAATTTTTACTATTGATGTTGGTTATATTGATTTAGAAGATTTAGATTATGAAGATGAATTAAATCTTATTTTTCAAAATGAAAAAAATTTTGAATTGTCTGAAGAAGAATATAGTGAAATTGAAAATAGATTTTTAAATTTTGTTAATGAAAATTTTAAAAATAGTTTATTTGCTATTGGAACAAATTAAAAAAATATTATGAAAGAAAAGGGTTTTAAAGTGTATTGTAAATCTTGTAAAAGAAATCATATAATGATAATGCAACCTTGTCCAGATTGTGAAATTTCTTTTACACCACAACCTAAAAGTGATAAAGTTTATGATAAATGTATGTCATTACATTATTGTTGTGAAGGTTGTGAAGCATATAAAGATCATTTAAGATAAAATAAATTAAATTAAAATTTAAAACTAAATAAAATGATTATAATTATTTTAGCTATTGTGTGGTATATAATAGGATGTTTATCTTTTATATATTGGTGGATAAAAGAATTTGATTTTGATGTAAGTTGTATAATTATTATGTTGAGTGCAGGTGTTTTAGGCTTACTTGCTTGGCCAATAGGTTATATAATACATGGTGATAAATCTAAAATTTTTAATAGTAATAAAGTTTTAATAAAACAACGTAAAAAATAAAATTTTATGAAAATTAAAAATATTTATACTGAAGTATCATATTGGGATGAATTTAATAAAAATAATTTTCCTTGGTTTAAAAAAGGTAAAATGAAAAGAATGTTAAGAAAAAGATTTATAAAAAATCAAATTAAAAATAATGAATAATAGAGATGTATCAGTAATATTAAATGTTTATAAGCGTCCAGAAACATTAGAATTACAAATTAATTCTATATTAAATCAAACATATAAAATAAAGCCAGAAAATATACATGTTTGGTATAATAAATCAGATGTTATACAAAATCTACCAAAAAATGAACAAATAAAAACATATAATTGTAATTGGAATACTAAATTTTTTGGAAGATTTACAATTCCTTTATTATTAGATACAGAATTTATTGCAATGTTTGATGATGATATGTTACCGGGTAGTAGATGGATTGAAAATTGCATTGATTCAATTGAAAAAGTTAATGGTATAATGGGTGGTAGCGGTGTTATATTAGATAAAAAAGCTTATTTTCCAAATCATAAAGTTGGATGGAATGGTTTACATAGTAATAAGATTGAAAGAGTTGATCTTGTTGGCCATGCATGGTTCTATAGAAGAGAATGGATAAAATATTTTTGGATGAATAAACCATATAATATGAATAATGGTGAAGATATTCATTTTTCATATATGTGTCAAAAATATGAAAATATAAATACATTTGTACCACCACATCCAAATACTGATATGTCATTTTGGTCTACAGATCCAAAATTTGGAACAGAAAAAGGTATGGATAATAATGCAAGTTCATTAATTATTAATAATCATATTAGTGTAAGAGATGAAATTTGTAAATATTATATATATAATGGATGGAATACAGTAAATTTAATTTAAAATAAATATGTTAAAAGAAGCTTATAATAATAATGATATTGATTTATTAATTATTTATTTAAAAAAATTAATAAAAAAAGAAATAAAATTAAATAATATTTTTATATTAAAACATAAAATAAAAAATGAAAAGCAATATATAAATTATATTAAATCTAATATACAAGCTGCAATAATTTATCTTAATTTTTTAAAAGATGAAATGATTATTAAAGAAAATGTTTTAAATTGTGTAATAGCTGATTTAATACCATATATTGAAGAATTAGATAAAAATGAAGATTTGACTTTTTTATTTGCTAATACTAATGTATTATCATCTTCAATACATTATAAACATGTTGAAGAATTATTTTATAATAGAGAATTAAGAAATGATCATAAAGATCATTATAATATTAATATTTTAATACTTTATGGTATTAGATTAGCTTTAGAAAAAAGAATATTAGGCATTTTAGGTATAAGACAAATACAAAAAAATAATAAGCCAATAATAGGTACATCAAAATTATTAGAAATTATAAAAAAATTAAAAAATATTGAATATAATAATATTGATTGGAATTTAATAATTAAAATTAATAATTGGTTGAATTATTATATTCATAATCAAATAAGACCTGAATCATGGATAATTCATCAAGTTTTTATAGTATTAAATAATTTATTTAATTCAAAACAATATAAAAATATTTGTAGTATTTATGGTTCAACAATAATAAATGATATGAATAAATTAGATGATGAAATAAAAAACAAAATATATAAAAAATTTGGTGAAGAAATTAAAATAATTTATGATAGTGTGACTACTAGAGAATTATTAGAAATTAAATAATAAATATAATTATATATGAAAAAATTTAAAATAGAAGTTATTCGTACAGATTTTTATGAAATTGAAGTTGATGAAAATGTTTGGACAAAAGAAGAATTAAAAAAATGGTCTAATGTATTTTATCCAGCTGAAAATCAAAAAGAATTAGCTGAAAATTTAGCTAATTCAATTATGAGACTTGGTAGTGATTATGGTTTTATTGAAGGTTTTGGTTATGTAAAAACTTTTAGATGTGATGGAAGTCAAAGAAAACATTTTGAAGGATTAAAAGAAGTTCCAGATGATAAATATGCAAATGGAATTTCAATAAAAATTATTAATGAAAATGATGATTATGAAATTAATTCTTATGAAGTAAATAATATGAATAAAGATTTAACATTATTAGAAAGAAGAATAATAGCAAAAAATACATTATCTGCATATAAATGGTATAAAATAATTAAAATGGGGCATAAAAAAGAAACATATGATTATTTTAAAATTCCTAAATATTATTATGAATTAAAATTTTATTTAAAAAATAATCCAATTATAACAAAATTTTTACATTTAATTTAAATAATATGGATAGTATTAATATTAAAGATTATGATAGTTATAAATTTCTTTTTAGATTAAAAAAATTTAAATCTCCAACATATATAGATTTTTTTAGCGAAGATATTTATGAATGGTTTATAAGAGTTGTTGTATATTTACATAAATCGGGTAAAATTAATGATACATATACAATAATAAAAAAAGATTTGGAAAATCATTTAGAATTTTATAAAAATAAAGGTTTTAATAAAAAATAAAAATTATAAAAAATAATTAAATTAAAAAAAATAATATGTGTAATATTATCATGTATAATAGTCCACCATTGGATTATGAAAAAATAAATATTGTAAAAGAACATATTTTATATAAAAATCTATTAGATTTTGAAGAATTTAAACCATTAGTAGATATGTTTTTAAATGAAGATGATAGAAAATTTAAATTAAAAAAATATTGTAAAAAATGTAATAAAAATTATGATAAATTATTAAGAGAAAAATTTGAAATAATTGAAACAGAACGTGGATATTTTACAATAATATTACCATATTTTATGACTTTTATGTTATTTATCAATAATGAAAATAAATATTATAAATTATGGAATAAATTAGTTAATAATGTAATAATTAAATATATTAATCAATGACAAAAGATTTTAAACAAGAATTTTTTAAATTATTGGATAGAGTTAAATCAAATAAGCCATTTGCTTTTTCTAAATATGCTGATGGAGAATATTTAATATTTAAAAATATTAATATTGATAATGGAGAATTTTCATTTATACAAGGCCAAGATGAATTATATAGGCAAAAATTAATTGAATCAATTAAGTATAAACATCCTGATTATGTTGTGGCTATAGGCTGTAAATGTTGTATAGGTGATGAAGCTTTTAATTGGTATAAAGAATTTTCAGAACAAGATGAAGAAAATAATCTTACATTTGCTAATGTATTTGTAAATAGTAATTTTAAGTATTATGTTGAATATATGATTCCTGAATATAATAATCATGATATTATTATTGTATGTAATGAAAATTCAAATATTGATAATTTACCATTTAAGCATAAAATTGTAAAAGATTTTAGAATTGGAATTAAAGCATGGGTGAATAATTATAATTTGATTGAAGAAATTAAACAATATATTTCAGATAATAATATTAAAAATCATTTATTTTTATTTTGTGCTGGACCATTTGGAAATTTGTTAGCACATCAATTATTTGATTTTAATAAAGAAAATTTATATATAGATATTGGTAGTACATTAAATCCTTGGTTAAATACAGGTAATTGGCGAGGATATTATTCAGGTGCTCCAACCAAAAATAAAATTTGTATTTGGTAAATATAATAAAATTATGAAAAATTTTAGTATTAGTATAGAAGAATTAATAAAAAAACCTATTATTAGAAATGATAAATTTCCTAATTTTTTAAATAAAATGACAGATGAAGAAATTAAACAATTTGATAAAGAATTAGATGAAATTTTATTAGAAGAAAAAAATATAAAAGAAAATTTTGATTATCAAACTGAATGGTTAACAAAAGTTATTAATAGAGATATATTATATAATTTAAATTTATGAAAACAATAACAATTAAAATTCCTAAAAATTTTATGAATACAGCAATAACAAAAGATAATTATTTTATTGCTGATACTAATGATAGTAAAAATTGGGATACTATTAAGTTTCCATTACCAAAAGGTAAATGGAAATTTAAAAATATTATCGATAAAGAAATAACATTAATAAAATTTTAATATATGAATAAAGAAATAACACAATTAGATTATGACATGATACGTGAAGCTATTGATCTTGATAGTTGGAAACATTCATGGCATTTAAATGTTTTTATGGCAAATCAAAAAACATTAAATAAAAAATTATTAGATATTATTGAAGAAAAAATAAATAAAAGAAATAAAGAAATAGAATTTCTTAATAAAACAAAAAATATTTTATTAGATTTAGAATTAATTGAAGATAGCGAATTTAAATATGATTATAAAAATAATGAAGAAGATAATTTATCCTTTTAAATAAAAAAATGATTAATGAAATAAATAAAGATTTATTATTAAAATATTGTAAAATATTATCAATTAAAGAAAATTATGAAGTTTTAGATGTATTAAATATTAAAATATATAATAATATAATATATTATAACATGAAAATAAAATATTATACATCAGAAATTCCTGAAATTACTACATTATATTATATGAATGAATTTTCGTATAATAAATTTAATGAAATTATAAATAATTAATTATATAATGCTTATTATGAATATAGAAGAAAAAAGAGAAGATTTTTTAAAAAGTTATTTTGATAGCTTTAAACAAATATTTCCTGAATTAACAGAAGAAGAATTTTTAAGTTATTATGATGAAATATATGAATTAGGTTTATTAGGTTATCCCCAAAAGCAAGGTGGTTCAATGTGGGCAAGTGAACTTCAGAATCTTTATGTTTTAATTAGATTATTAAAACCAAAAAATATATTAGAATTAGGTAATTTTATTGGAGTTTCAAGTAATGCAATATTGGCAGCAGTTAAAAAAAATAAATTTGGCGAAGTTACATTAGTTGATATTGAAGAACGATTACAATATGAAAATTTATGTAGTAAAAATTTTATAAGAATTTTAAGTGATTCTCAATCATATTTAAATAATAAAATTAATTTTGATTTAATAATTCAAGATGATGATCATTCATATGAAAATGTTTCAAAAGAACTCGATTTAATTAAACAAAATAATATTAATAAAAATTATTTAATTTGGGCGCACGATTACTTCGTGGATTGTAGCAAATCTACTTGTAAAGTTCGTGAAGTATATGATGATAGAAAAGATGAATTTAATATATTTTTACCACAAAAAGACTCAATTAGTGATTGTGGACTTATTATAGTAAAATTTAAATAAAATATTATATGGGCGGTTATATAGGACAAATTGGAAATTATAGTTTATATTTACATGATTCAATTTATGATTGTGTGAAAAAAAATAAGCCTATAGAATATTATGAAAATTATAAAGTTAATTTAACATTAAAAAATAATTTTAATGATGAAGAAGAAATTGAAATATCATTATTAGAATTAGGAAAATTAAATAAATTAAAAAAATATTATAAATTTGATTTTGAATTTAATTTAACTAAAATACTTTGGAATATATTAGAAGAAAGGCATATTAAATTATCTGGTAAAGTATTTTTATATCAATTTATTGATAAAGATAATTGTTACTATTATTATTTACAATCAAAAATTGGAGATGTTGAAGTAATATTAAAAAATGCTTGTTTAATATTACATAATTTAAATTCATATGATGATATTATTTGGTTAGATAATCATGCTTTAAGATTTGAACAAATTTAAAAATAAAATATTATGATTACATTTAATTCTGTTGGATTATTGGGTCGTCTTGGAAATCAATTATTTCAATACTCAATATTATTAGCTGTACAACAAAAACGAGGATTTGAAATAAAATTACCTAATTTTAATGGAAGAATTCATCATGGCCAAGAATGTTTATTAAATAATTTTAATATTTCATCTAAATTTTTAGATAAAAATGATATAATTCAATATCAATATATAGAACCTGAAATAGATCAATTTAAATATAATCCAAGTGTATTTTTAACGCCGGATAATACAGATTTTTATGGATTTTTTCAGCATGGAAAATATTATGAAGATGAAAAATGTTTTGAATTAATAAAAAAAGAATTATCTTTGAAAGAAAATATTTTATTACCTAATATTGAAAATTTTAATAAAATTAAAGAACAATATAAAGGATATCTAATTGTATCATTACATTTAAGACGTGGAGATAGTTCGAAAGATATGTTTGGTAATGATTTAAATATTTTAGATAAAAATTCATTATGGTATGAATATTTTAATAGAGCAAGTAAATATTTTGAAAATAAAAAAGTAAAATTTCTTTTATTTACTGGCGGAATACGTGGAAATGAAGATCCATCAAGTGAATATCAATGGTGTAGAAATAATTTTAAAGGAGAAGAATTTATAATACTTGATGAACAAAGAGATACAATAAACGATTTTGCATTAATGAAAGAATGTGATCATCATATTTTATCACCTGTTTCAACATTTAGCTATATGGTTGGATATTTAAATAAAGATAAAGTTAAAGATGGTAAAATTATTATAACACCCGAAAAATATCGTTTTTTACGGGAATCTCATGGAAAAGATTTTTATCCTCCTGAATTTATTTTAGTTTAATAAATATATAATTATGAAAAATAAAATAAAATTATTAATTTTGAATATTAAAATATATTATTATATAATAATATTATATTTTAAATATGATATGAAACGAAATAAAGAAAAAACTTATGATTTAAAAGTATATCCTAGTTTTAAAGATGCTATTATAAAAAATATTGAATAATTAAAATTTAAATATATGAAAAATTTAGATAATAATACAGTATCAAAAATTTCAACAAATTTTTTAAGAGGCGTTGAATTAGTAAATGAAGCAATTGAAAAATATGACATAGCTAATGAAAATTGGGCATATCCATATATGAGATTTGGTGATTCTGATTTTGATGATTATTATGCTGAAATTTGGGATAATGGTATGGATTATAATTTAGTATTATGGCTAATTGAAAGAAATTCATGCGATGATCCTGAAGTTTATCCATTATTAATTATTGATGGTGATGAAAGACAAAAATTTAATGATTATGATTTTAAAAAATTATTGCAATATATAGTTTATTGTAGACGAAATATTAAATGGGTTAAACATAAAGTTGATGATTGGAAATATAAATTTGAACATGTATATGCATATTTAAAAGAAAATTCTGTTCAATATTCAGATGATAAAAAATATATGATTCAATTTGAGTTTGAACATAATTCACAAGAAAAAGTAATATTTTATATAAATAAAAAAATGATAACATTTTAAAAATAAAAATAATATGAAAAATTTTGAATTAGTTGTTGAATTTGAAGGTGGAATGTTTGTAAATGTTGAAGCAGAAACACCTGAAGAAGCAAAAGAAATATTTTTAAAAAATATTGATAAAGAAAATCATATAAATATGTATGGAAATCCTTCATATAGTTTAGAAAATATTAATTTACCTATTGGTTCAGGAATAAAAGTAGAAGAATTTAATATTGAAATTAAAGATCCTAAAATTGCTGATATTGAAGAATTAGATGAAAATGGAGAATATATTTTATGATTAGTAATAATGTTAATATAGAAGAATATAAAGAAACACGTAAAAACATTATAATAAAAAAATGTAAAGAAAAAAATTATATATTAATTGAACCTTTTATATATTCAAAATCTAAAGATAAAAATATTCATCTTAAATGTTTAAATGATAATTATGATTGGTTTGTTTCATATGATAATTTTATTAATGGTAATAAAGGTTGTCCTAAATGTGGTAAACAAGTTAAACCAACTCAACAAGAAGCTAAAAAAAGGATTTTACAAATATGTGAAGAAAAAAATTATACTTTATTAAATAAAGATTTTATATATATTGGAGGACATAAAACAAGATTATATTTTAAATGTAATATTGATAAATATGAATGGAATTGTTCTTATAATAATTTTATAAATAATTATGGGTGTACTAAATGTGGAAAAGAAAAATTGCATAATTTATTTAAATTAACACAAGAAGAAGCAGAAAATAATGTTAGGAAAAAATGTAAAGAAAAAAATTATAAATTAATAAAATCATTTATTTATATAAATAATAAAACTGTTTTATATTTAAAATGTTTAAAAGATGAATACGAATGGAAAATAGCATATTTTAATTTTATTAATGGAGATTATGGCTGTCCTAAATGTAGTGGTGTAGCAAAAATTACACAAAAACAAGCAGAAAATAATGTTAAAAAAAGATGCGAAGAAAATAAATATGAATTAATTAAATCATTTATATATAAAAATGAAAAAACAAGATTATATATTAAATGTAATATTCATAATTGTGAATGGAATTGTTCATATAGTAAATTTATACATGCTAAACATGGTTGTCCTGAATGTGCAAAAGAAAAAAGAGTAGAAACAATGATCGAACGTTATGGTGAAATTTGGTTAAAATATATTCCTAAATATAATTCAAATTCAATATTATATTTAGATATGATTTCTGAAAAATTAAATATTCCAATTCAACACGCATTAAATGGTGGTGAAATGAAATTTAAACGATATTTTGTTGATGGTTATATATCTGATTACAATATATGTATTGAATGGAATGAATATGTACATTATCATTCAAAAAAATATATTAATAATGATATTAAAAAGAAACAATTTATTGAAGAAAATTATAAATGTCATATCATTTATATCAATGAAAAAGAATTTTTAAATGATATAGATAATCAAATTAATCTTATTTGTGATAAAATAAATGAAATAATTAATAATTTAAAAATAAATAAAATAATAAATTAAAACATAAAATTATGTTATTAAACTTTGATGATTTAGTAATGAAATATAAAATTTCTACAGATTCTATAATTCATATAGGCTCACATACAGCACAAGAACATAAAACATATTTAAAACATGGTATTAAAAATATGATGTATTTTGAGCCTAGTCCAAAAACATATAAAAAATTATTAGAATATTTATCTTTTGATAAAGAAAGTAATATTCAAACATTTAATTTTGCATTAGGTAATGAAAATAAAATTGTAGATTTTAATGTTTCAGATAATGATGGTGCATCTTCTTCAATATTAGAGCCTAAATTACATTTAATACAACATCCACATGTTCATTTTATTGAAAAAATACAAGTTGAAATGAAAAGATTTGATGATTTAAATCTTGATGTTACAAATTTTAATTTTATTAATATTGATGTTCAAGGATTTGAATATGAAGTTTTTGAAGGAATGCTAAAAACTTTAGAAAATAATCCACATATTAAATATATTATGTCAGAAGTGAACATTGCCGAGACATATGCGGGAAATAAAACATTAGATAAATTATTAGAATTGTTAGGTCGATTTGGATTCGAACTTAAAGAACTTCGTCTCGACGGAATTATATGGGGTGACTGCTTTATGATTAAAAATCAATAACTTACGTTAAAATTTTAAAATTATGATAGAAAAAAGAGATTTTTGGGAATTGCATAAAAAATATTCATATTGTTTTAATTTTGACTATGCAAAAAATAATAAAAATTGGAATACAATAAAAAATATATATGATGATTTTGAATTAAATGAACAAAATAAAATTCCTAAAATTATACATCAGGTATGGCTTGGTAAAAATAAATATGAATATGATTTATTTTCTAATACATGGAAAAATTTTTGTTTAGATGGATGGGAATATAAACTTTGGACTGATGATAATATTGAAGAACTTGAATTAAATGAAATAAATAAAAGAAATTTAGATAAAATAATAAATATTGGAATGAAATCTGATTTTATCAGATATTTGGTGCTACAAAAATTTGGAGGTATTTATTTTGATGTTGATTTTGAAAATATAAAAAATATAAATGATTATAATGAATTAACAAAACTATCATTTTTTAGTTGTCTAACTTATTCAAAGGAAATTGAAGTTGCTATAGGTGTTATTGGTTCAGTTCCAAATCACCTAATTATTAATAATTGTATTGATAGTTTTAATTATATTGGAGAAAATAATTGGTTTGATATTTTTAATACAACGGGTTCTTGGTTTTTTACTAAACAAATTTTAAATTATATTAATAGTAATGATAAAGAAAATTTAAAAGATTTATGTATTTTTCCTGTTAATTATTTTTATTCGTTTCCAAATAATAAAAGATATAATTATAATTGTTTTGATAATAATAGATTAAATAATATTAAGCAATATATTACGCCTGAAACATATGCAATTCATTGGTGGTGTGGTAGTTGGTTGTCTAAAGAAACGAAATAATATGTATAATAAAAAACAAAATTTTAATAAAAAATTTCTAAAGAAAAAAGATATTTGTCCTAATTGTGGACAAAAATTTAAAAAAGATGAAACAAATAGTAGTTTATGTAAAAAATGTAGACCATTTTAAAATATGATAAATATGAATGATTATATTTCAGGTGAAAAATTTATACAAATTGCTGATTTAGCTTTTTGTTATAATAATGATGATTTTAATTTATTTAAAAATACATTTACTATTGAAAATGTTAATAATTATAAAAAGGATATAATATTTGTATATACTCATACACATTGGCTCGAATATTTATTTTTACAAATTGATTATTTTTATCCTAATAAAAATTTTATTATTATATCTCATAATAGTGATCATGAATTTAATGAAAATTTATTTAATAAAAAGCCTAAAAATGTTGTTAAATGCTATTCGCAAAATGTAAATTACAAAAACGAAAATTTAATATCAACCCCAATTGGATTAGAAAATAATCGTTGGTTTTCAGAAATTAATAAAAAACAAAAAATGATTAATAAATTAAATGAAGAAAAAAAATATAAAAATCTTTTATATATTAATCATTCAATTCGTACATATCCAAGAGAACGTGAAAAACCATATCAAATTTTTAAAAATAAATCTTGGTGCACATTAGAATATGGAAGTAATGGACAAAATTTTGATCAATATTTAAATAATATTTATAATCATAAATTTACATTAAGCCCACGTGGGAATGGGATCGACACGCATCGTTGTTGGGAGAGCCTGTATATGAGATCTATACCTGTTGTAATAAGAAATATTAATAATTTTCAATATTCAGATTTACCAATTGTATATGTTGATGATTGGGAAGAAATAACCGAAGATTTTTTAAATAAAAAATATATTGAAATAAATTTGAATATTCAAAATAATTTATATAATTTTGAAAAATTAAAATTTGAATATTGGAAAATTTTAATTTTAAATAGTATTAATAATTAATTTAAAACTTTATATTATGAATTATAAAATTATTGAAACATCAGAAAAGTATCCAAATGTATTGTTATATAGGGATAGAGATGAAAATGGTACTGAATTTGTTTATATTAGTGCCATTGGAAAAATAGAAAATGAAGAAGACATGTTTGCTTTTGAATGTGTTGAATTTGAAAATAATAAAACAGCACAATCATTTATTAATGATTATTCAAAAGAATCTGCTGAAGAATGGTGTGAAGAAAATGAAATTTATTATTAGTAATTATGAAATTTAGAATAAAAGAAATTAAAGAGGATGAATTATCTGCTCCTAAATTTTATCCACAATATAAATCGGGATTATTTTGGAAAAATATAAATAATACTTGGTGGGCAAATTCTATTTTTAATAATAATAAAAATGATAATGAATATGTATTTAGTGAATTTAGAGCTAAAAAAATAGTTAATGATTTTAAAGAATATTTAGAAAAGAATAAACCATATGAAATAGTTCACACTTTATAAAATACTTATGATAAATATTGATAAAATATATGTTTGTCATCATAAACCTTTAATAGAAAGAAAAGAAATATTATATAAATATTTTAAAGAAAAAAATATAGATGTTGAATGGGTTGAAAAATATTTACCCGAAGAAATATCTGATAAATATGATGAATTAGTTGGATATTTTAATATTGATCCAGAAGCAAAATTTATATGTTATGGACAATATAGTTATTTTCCAAATGTAGGAAAAAAAATAAATTTAGGTGAATTATCTTTATATTTAAAACATTTATATTGTTTTGAAGATCAAATAAAAAATAATTATGAAAATATTTTAATATTGGAAGATGATTTGTTAATACCAACAGAATATGATTTTATTAAATATTTAAATAATTGCATTGATGAATTTAAAAAAATAAAAGCTGATATGATGTTTTTGGGTTCTTGTTGTGAAATTCATGTTGATTGGGCAAATAGAAAAAATAATAAATATGTTTATTTAATAAAAAATCAATTAACAAGATGTACACATGCATATGTTACAAGTATTGAAGCAACAAAAAAAATATTAACAAAAGTATATCCTAAAAATATGCCTATAGATTTTAAATTAAATGAAATTATAATCGTTGAAAATTTAAAAGTTGCTTGGACTGAACCAAGTTTTAGCCAAAATCCAAAATTTAAATCGGAATTAAGATAAAATGAATTATTATTCAATATTTAATGAAAAAAATGATTTAGAAATTTATTGTTTTAATAATAAAAAAGTTTTTATAACATCATTTTTTAATTCAAAAACAATATCTAAAGATATTGCTGAATATCAAAAGAAAGTATTTAATAAATTTAATATTTTATTAAATCAATTTGATGATGATATAAGGCATCCTGAATTTATGGATTATATTATGAATAATATTAATGCAGATATTTTTATATTTTTTGATATTGATTGTATTCTATTAAGAAAAAATATTATTAATGAAATATTATTAGAAGTTAATGATAATAGTATTTTTGGCCTTGCACAATGTGATAATTCAAATGATTTAAATCATATATATGCTGCTCCTTCATGTTTTGGAATTACAAAAAATTTATATAATAATTTAAGTAATCCATCGTTTGTTGAAAGACAAAGATATATATCAAATTATAATAATAAAATTGAAAATACTAAGAATTTAATATCAGCATACGGAATAAAAGATATTGGATATGGTAGTGAGTTTTATAATCAATCAATGAAAATAGCTCAAAGATTAAATCTTAAACTTATTTGTGATACTGCTGAAGAAATAACATATTTATGTGAAGAAAAAGGATATAATATTAATTTGTGGTATCCAACAAATTATGATAAAAATAGTAATACTTGGAGATTAGGAAATAGTAATATATTGTTTGGAAATGGTACAATATATAATAATTGTATTTATCATAATTTTCAAATAAGAAAAAATGAAGAATCTCAAAGATTTATTAATAAATGTAAAGAAATATTAAATAATTTAAATTAAAAGAATTATGACACAAGATCAAAAAGAAGCATTTGATGCAGTTCAAAGAATAAATCAAGAATTATATGAAAAGTATAAATTATTGAGTAAAAAAGATGAATCAAGTATGCCAATTTTATCAATTACATTTGCTGATAGTATGATATTTATTTCAATATCATTAGTATCAACTGATTCATTAGATTTACCTGAAATTAATTTATATTCTTCTGTAAATGATGATAGAATTTATTATGAAAAATCAAATAAATATGAAACTTTTTATAAATTTATAAAACGTAAATTTAATTTAATAAAAAAAGAAATTTATAATATAAAACTTTAAAAATAGTGATTTCAGTAGAATTTATAGGTAGACTTGGTAATCAAATGTTTCAATATACAATATTGAGAATTGTTGCTAAATTAAAAAACTATAATTATTGTATTAAAGATAATTGGTTAGGATATAATATTTTTGATTCTAATATGAATTATAATAAAAATTTTAATACAAATAAAGTATATAATGGTCATGGTAGATATTCTGAAGATGTTTTAAAAATTGATGATAATACATTAATATGTGGATATTTTCAAAATATTGAATATTTTGAAAATTATTATAATGATATTTTAGAATGGTTTAAAATAAAAGATAATATTAATATTGATAATTTTTTAAATAAATATAACATTAATGATTATTGTTACATACATTTTAGAGGTACTGATTATAAAGAAATTCCAGGATTTTTTTTACATAAAGAATATTATGAAAAAGCTAAAAATAAAATATTAAATGATTATAAAAATTTAAAATTTTTAATTATAACAGATGATATACCCACAGCTAAAGAATATTTTTCAGATGATGAAATTTTATCAAATTCGATGGAAATAGATTTTAAATTATTAAATAAAGCTAAATATTCAATAATATCAAATTCAACATTTTCTTGGTGGTCAAGATATTTAAATAATGATAAAAATAGTATAACAATAGCACCAAAAGGATTTTTTAATTATAATACAATAAAAAAACCTTCTTTTGAAAATTTAGAAACAAATAAATTTATTTGGATAGATTAAAATGGAAAAAAATAGAAATATACATTTAATTATTACAACAGCAAATATTTCTAAAAATATTTGTAATAAAATATATGGATCAGGATATTCATATGAAAAAAGAATAAATGATTATAAAAAATCATTTGAAATTGTATCATCATTAAGAAAATATTTTACAACAATTACAATTTTAGAAACATGTTCAAAAGAAAAAATTGATTATTTACATGATTATAATTTTATTGTTTATTATTCAAATCAAAATAATTATTTTGTTAATAAAGGATTGAATGAAATGAATCATATAAATAATTATTTATGCGATAATTCATTTATTAAAGATGATGATATTGTTATTAAATTATCTGGTAGATATTTTATAACTAATACTAATATTTTAAATTTTACAAATAAATATAATATTATTGTTAAAGATGATAGAGATATTTATACATCTGGTTTAGGCGTTCATACTTTTTATTTTGCTATAACAAAAAAACTATTTTTTGATTTTTATAAATTTATTGATTTAAAATTTGATGATATTGATTATAAAAAAAATATAGCTATTGAATGGGAAATGAAAAAATTTTTCGAATCATTAAATGATGAAAAATATATGATATTACCACAAGAAAAAATAGGTATAATAACAAATACTTATTATGGAGATATTAATTGTTGTAAAATTGAGTATGTGTGAAAATAAAGAATTAAGAATAAATATAATAAATATGAATAAAAAAGATTTAGTTAATAAAGGATTTATTTCATTGATTGAATGGGAAAATAAATATGAAGATAGATTAATGATATTTAGTCCATCAAAATGTTATAGAAAAAATAATATTATTGCAAGAATGTTAGATGAAAATAATATTAAATTTTATAAAATATTTAAAGTAAATATGAATTCATTAGGTTACAGAATACCTGAATTAATAGAAATAAAGAATTATGAAGAATAGAAAAGAATATTTAGATTTAAATTTAACATTTTATAATATATTAATAGATTGTAATAAAAATTTTTCGCATGTTAAGATTGGTGATGGAGAAATATTTGCTATGAGATATTGGCAAGGAGAAAATGCTGATAAACATTCATATTCAAAAAAATTGGGTGATGAATTAAAAGAATCGTTAATTTTTTTATCAAAAGGATCCAATGTTTTTATAGCAGATTGGTTTTATTCTAATCCTTGTAAATATCCACATGATTTTGATAATAAAAATTTTTTAGATAATTTTTTAAAAGAAAATAATTTAGAACCTAGTTTTATTCAGCCATTTGAATTACTTATGTTTGGTTGGGAAAATCAAAAATATAATTATTTATTTAAATTTTATCAAAAAATTAAACAAAGTAATCGAAAAAAAGTTTATATTTGTAATGAGAAATTTAATAGTTTAAAAAATATATTAAATATTAATGAATTTCTTAATATACCTTTAATAAATGCATATTCTGAAATAGATAATATATATAATGAAACAATTAAAATTATTGAAGATAATAGTATTATTTTAATGAGTGTTGGTATGATGTCTCCAATTTTAACAAATAGATTATTAAATTATAATGAAAATATTACTATTTTAGATATTGGTAGTGGCCTCGATCCTTTAGTATTAAATTCTAAAAATAGAGGAGATGTACAAGGAAGCCATAATGAAGCATTAGAATATTTTAAAAATATATAAATATATGAAAAAGAAAGATAGATTTATAATAATTAATAAATTAGAAAATAAATTAATTTGTATTGCTGTTTTAATATGTATTACAGCCCCAATATTTATTTTTTTAATACCATTATGTAATTATCATACTTATTTAGAAAATGAAATAGCTAAAAATAATTGGCTATATAATTGGAGTGATGTTGATTAATTTTATAATTTATGTATAACATACCAATTATAGGACAAAAAATATTAATTTTATTAATAATAATAGGATTTATATATGCTATGATTAAAATAATATTAAGAAAAGATAAAGATAAATCTATTTAAAAAAATAAATTATAATTATGGCAGTACAAAGAAATATACCAACTTGTCCTTTTTGTGGAAAAAAAATTGCAAAAGCAATATATAGAAAACATTTACCTTGGGAATCTCCTTTTTATGAAGATGATTTTATAGAATGGAAATATATAAAGCATAATTGTAAAGAAAGAAAAAAATTTATAAAAGATAATAAAAAGGATAATGAATTTAAAGATTTATTATTAAATATTTTTAAAAATGAAAAAACAAATAAATCCAGTAATATATAAAATAATAAATCTAATAAATAATAAAATATATATTGGAAAAGATTTATATAATAATCCTAAATATATGGGTTCTGGAAAATTATTAAAACAAGCTTTTAAAAAATATGGTAAAATAAATTTTAAAAAAGAAATTATTGAAAAATGTAATGATATAAATCAATTAAATGAAAGAGAAAAATTTTGGATTAAAAATTTAAATACTTTTTCTCCTAATGGATATAATATTAATGTTGGTGGAAAAGGTGGTGATACATATACATATCGTTCTCAAGAAGAAAAACTTAAATTTAGAGAAAATTTAAAAATTAAAAAATTAGGTAAAAAATGTTCAATTGAAACAATTGAAATTTTTAAAAAAGCTAGAAAAGGAAAACCACAAAAAAGAAGAGAAAATGTAGAATGTCCTTATTGTCATAAAATAGGTGATAAATTAAATATGATGAGATGGCATTTTGATTTTTGTAAAGAAAATCCAAATAGAATAATAAAAAATATAAAAAAAATAAAATGTTGTTTTTGTAAAAAAGAAATAAATATAGCAAATGCATATCAATGGCATTTTGATTTTTGTAAGGAAAATCCAAATAGAATAATAAAAAGAGGTCATCCTCAATCAATAGAAAGTAAAATTAAAATAGGAAATAAAAGTAGAGGTAGAAAACATACAATCGAAACAAAAATTAAAATAGGTAATAAAAGTAAAGGTAGAAAAAAAACTGAAGAGACTAAAAATAAACTTAGTATTAGTATGAAAAAAAGATGGAAAAATAATATAAACATATATAAATGTATTTATTGTAATAAAAAATCAAAATCTTTAGGAAATATAAATAGATGGCATAATGAAAATTGTAAATTTAAAAAATAATAATAAAAAATAAGATTATGAGTAAAAGAGTAATAATTTATGGAGTAAAAACAAATGATGATAAATTTCATTATATTGGTAAAACTGAAAAAAAAGTAAATAAAAGAAATGAACTTAATAAATCTGATGTTACTAGACAATATTTAAATAATGATATTAGAACTATTTTTAATGAAAATGTAAATGTTATACCTATTGAATATGTTAAAGAAAATGAATGGTATGATAAAAAATTAATTAATATTGTAAAAAAATATAATGAAAAACATCCATTAAAAAATGCTAAATGGATGTTAGAAGGAAAACGTGGATTTTGGGAAGGTACTGGTGGTTATTGGAAAGGAAAGAAAAAAGATGATTTTACATTGCAAAGATTATCAGAAAGTAAATTTAAAAAAATAGCTCAATATGATAATGAAGGTAATTTAATAAAAATTTGGAAATCTGGAAAAGATGTTGGAATTGAAATATTTAAAGATTATAAAATTATAAATGGTTCTGGATGTACTAATTTATATATAATTTTAGAAAATAAAACATTAAGGGGAAGATTTAAATATAATTTTTATTGGTTTAAAGAAGATGAACTAATATATTATTTTAATAATATTCCAATTAAATTAAATTTAAACAATATTAAAGAAAAAGAAAAAATAGTTAGAAAAGAAGCATCAAAAAAAGCTTTAAATAATAGATTAATATTTGGACAAAAAAAATATACAATAGAGCAATTTAATAAAAATGGAAAATTAATAAAAACATATATAAATGTTGAAGATGCATCAAAAAAATTAAAAAAAAGTATTCATACAATTCGTGATATTTGTAATAATAAAAGAAAAAAATATGATGAAAATTGTATATTAAAATATGGTGAAAAAATTTTACAACCAATAAAAAAGAAAGATTAGAGATATATTTAATGAAAGAATTTTATTATCAAATAAAGGGAAAAAGAGATGAGAATGATCACAATGGATTATCCAGATGGATGTTTCCTCCTATTTTTTCTGGTAAAGTTGAAGCTGAAAATAGAGATGAAGCAAAAAAATTTATTGAAGAAAAATATAATAAAAAATTTCCTTTAAAAGTTTTAAAAAAAGACTTGGATAGTAATGAATTTTTATTAAGTATTGAAGAAATTAAAGAAGACAGTCATATAAGAAGATTATTTGAAAAACAAATATGTAAGCATTGTAATAATGCTTTTTATGTTATTGACAAATACAATGATAAAAATTGCTTAAATAAAGGATTTGAATTTTGTTCTGATGAATGTAAAATTGAATATAATGAAATAAAAAAATATATGTTTAATGATAGACAAAATTTATTATATGAAATAAATAATATAGAAAAAATAGATGAAAATATTGAAATTGATAATATCATTGAAAAACATTTAGATAATAAAAAAACTATTCCGATAATTTATAAAATTACAAATAAAGCAACAAATTTATCATATATTGGTAAAACAATACAAATTTTTACATTAAGATGGTATCAACATTTTTATCAAAAAGGTAATTGTAAATTTCATAATGCAATTAAAAATAGTAATTTAATTGATTGGAATTTTGAAATTATTGAAATTGTTAAAATACCTAAAAATGCCAAAACAATAAATGAAATTGATACAATAATATTAGAAAGAGAAAGATATTGGATAAATTATTATAATACAATAAATGAAGGATATAATACATTATAATTATGAGTCATATAAAAAGAAAAATAAAATATAGTGAAGAAGGTAATTATGGAAATGTTGATGAAAAATATCTTTATTGTGATATGAATGGATGTAATGATATTACAACATTTTATTATGAAGATGGAACTTCAATATTTTCATTTAATGATACATTAAATAATAATTTAGTTGATGCTATTATAAATATAATAAAAGATAATTCAAATGTAGAAATTTGGAATGGAGAATTTAATAATAAAAATTATGAAAAAATTAAATAAAAAAGAAAAGGAAGAATTTATAAATTTTATTAAAGAAGAATTTGGCGAAACTAATACATATGATCAAAATAATTATCCTTTATATTTTGATAAAGAAGGAAAAATGTTAATATATGATTTAGAAGAAGGATATAATATATATAAATTAAAATTAAATTAATAATTATGAATGAAAATAAAGTTTATTTAAATGGAATCTTAGTAGATTCAAAAGAAATTGATCCAAGTAAACATAAATTTATTGGGACTTTTAGAGAAGCAAAACAGCCTGATTTTACTTATTTTGAAAATGATATTAAAAAAAATGTAGATGTTTATTTATGTCCTTGTGGTCAGTTTTTATGGACTAAAGAAGGCGTTTTTAGTCATTATAATGCTGGTCATATGGATAAATTACAATATATTGATATTTAAAAATATAAAACATGAAATTAATAAAAGAAGAAATTTTAAAACAAGATGTATCATTTTTTAATGATGAATTGAAAACATTTCCATATTTAAATGGTAATGGAGAACATTATAAATTATTAAAATATATATCATTTTTATATGATAATAAAATAATGTTAGATTTAGGTACTGCTTGCGGACATTCAGCATTAGCATTAGCTCAAAATAAAAGTAATAGAATTATTACTTATGATCTTAATAAAAGATCTAATCTTTTAGATAATGTAGAAAATATTAAAAGAGTATTATTAGATTGTAATTTAATGTCAAATGATGTTATTGAATTCTCTAAAATAATATTACTTGATATTGATCCGCATAATGGAATTCAAGAAATTAAATTTTATAATAAATTAAAACAAACAAAATTTAAAGGAATATTATTATGTGATGATATTAATCTTAATCAAAATATGAAAAATTTTTGGAATCAAATAACAGAAGAAAAATATGATATATCTGATTTAGGGCATTTATCAGGAACAGGATTAGTAAATTTTAGTGATGAAAAAATTGAAATAGAATAAATTAAAAATAAAAAATATGAAAAAAATAAATATTTTAATATCAGGAAAAGCAGGAAATGGAAATTCATATTTAGTTTATGAAATTCGTAGATTATTACGTGAAAATGGTTTTAATGTTATTCATGATTATAATGCAGAAGAAAATCAAACTGAAATTGATTTAGATAATTGTTTTGTTGAAAATTTAGAAGAAAAAATAAATAAATTAAAATCTAATTTAGTAATTAATTTATATGAAAAACAATTACATCGTAATGATCCAAATGGATAAAATATAAAATAATGATTCAACAAATTAAACAAAAGTATAGATTAAATTCTTTTAAAATTATAAAACATTATAGTTGTGATGGTAATGAAACATTTATAAGAACAGGTAATCTTATTTGTAAAGATTGCGGAAAAAATATTCAGAACATTCGTATTGTTCTAATTCTAAATTTAAAGATAATTTAGATAGAGATAATTACTATTTACATGTATTGTGTGATGGTACACATATTAAACTATAAAATAAAATTATAATTATGTCATTATTAATAAGTTATGGCTGTAGACCGGAATGGCTTAAAATTAAACCATTAATTAATGTTCTTAATAAAAATAATTTTAAATATAAGACATTATTTACTGGCCAGCATCAAGATTTAATAAGAATTGAAAAAAATATTATTTGGGATTATAATTTTAATCCAGAAAATGGCGAAAATAGACTGGATAGTATTATTCAAGCCTGTATGAATAAATTAGGTAATATTGTTAATATTGAAAAAAATGAATATAACAATCAAATAAAATATATTATGGTACAAGGAGATACAACATCTGCATTAGGTGTTGCATTATCAGCTTTTCATCATAATATTAAAGTGATTCATTTGGAGGCGGGACTAAGATCTTTTAATAATGAGAATCCATATCCAGAAGAAGTAAATAGACGAATAATATCTCAAATTGCTTCAATACATTTATGTCCAACAAAAGAAAACTATGAAAATTTAATAAATGAAAAAATATTAGGTGATAAATATGTTGTTGGTAATACAGCATTAGATAATTTATTAGAATATAAAGATAAAATAAATTATAAAGATATTGTATTAGTGACATTACATCGTAGAGAAAATCATGATATTATTAATAAATGGTTTATTGAAATAAATAAATTAGCAGAAAAATATGATAATATTCTTTTTATATTACCTTTACACCCAAATCCTAATGTTCAAAAATATAAAGATTTATTAATGAATGTTGAAATTGTTAAACCATTAGATCATAAAGAATTATTAAATATTTTAGTAAAATGTAAATTAGTTATTACAGATAGTGGAGGATTACAAGAAGAATGTTCATTTTTACAAAAAAAATGTTTGGTTTGTCGTAAAGTAACAGAAAGACCGGAAGCATTAGAAACATCATCAAGATTAATAATATCACCCGAAAATCTTGAAAAATGGTTTGATTATATTATTGATGGACATTATGAAATATTACATAATAATTGTCCATTTGGAGATGGCTATGCATCTGAAAAAATTTATAAAATATTGGAAAAATATTATAATGAAAGATAAAATATATTTAAAAGAATTATATTTAACATATCCTATTATGGATTTGTTTCATACTTTAACAAAAAACTTAGTTGTTAAAATTGATGAAAAAGAATATCCAAATTTTATTTT